TGCAAACCCGGCAGCCGGTGCGTGCGCTGGAACGCGGCGATGGCGTCGTAGAAGGCGGTCGTGCGGTCGGGTGTCTCGGTCACGGTGTGGCTCCTGGGTTCGTGATGGAATCGGGCCGGCCGCCGCTGGTTCGAGCAGCGGCGGCCGGTTCGTGCGTGCGGGCTCAGCTCGTCGGCCACAGGAACACCGCGGGCACTGCGCGGTCGGGGGCTTCGTCCCACTCGCCGTCGTTGGCGGCGGCTCGTTGTTCGTCGGTGGCGTACCACTGGCCGGTGAAACGGTTGTGTGCCTCGTACATGCCGTCGACGGCGAGGTGTAGCGGGCTGAAGCCGTTGCCTTCGGCGGAGTTGGCGAGGATCACCGGGGTGTCGCCGGGCAGGTGGCTGAGGGCGTCGAGCTGGCGGCGGAGTTCGGCGAGGGTCATGTGCTGCTCCTGGGTGTGTGCGGGCCGGACGGAACCGGACATCAGGCGGGGATGGCGGCGGGCGCGGCGTGGACGGTGAAGTGGCCGTCGGGGTGCATCACGAGCCAGTCGCCGAAGCGGGCAACGACGTGGTTGGGGCGCTCCCCGACGCGCAGGCCAACGAGGCGCAGGCGGTCATCGACGTACTGGGTGTAGCCCTTGGCGAAGACGTCGAGGCGGTCGAGTTCGTGGTCGACGCCGTGGACGTTCCGGAGGGTGAGCTGCCAGGTGCGGCAGCCCGCGGCCTCCAGCTCGACGAGCGGGGCGCAGTTGGGGCATTCGGCGCGGACGTCGGTGAGGCCGCCGTGGTCGGTGATGTCCCGGTCGCCGAGCAGCTGGCCGCAGCCGTTGCAGGCGCGCTTCAGCTTGATCGTGGTGGAGCCGTCGTCGTTGGCGCGGTCGGGGGTGTGGGTGCGTGGTGCGGTGGTCATGGCGGTTCCTTCGTGGCGTTGGGGTGGGTGTGGTGGGCGGGTGGGGTCAGGCGGAGGCCGTCGCCGCTTGACGCTTCAACCTGAAGCGGCTCTGCGCCGCCCGCCGGCAAGCGCGGCAGCGACGGGCGCCGTTCGGCTGGGTCCTGGACGGCTTTATGTGGTGCGTGTTCTCCGGGGTGAACTCGTGGCCGTTCACGCAGTGCGTCTTGGCGGCGTTGACTGCGGCTGTGGCCGACCCGCGCAGGGAGTTCTCGCGCGGAGTGACCGCCTCCAAGTGCGCAGGGTTCACGCAACGCCGGTGCTGGCAGTCGTCCCCGCCCAGGCATGTCGGGTCCTCGTTGTGACAGGTGTGGTCGAGGTACAGGCCGTCCGGGATCGGCCCGTTGGTGAGCTCGTAGGCGTAGCGGTGGGCGCGGTAAGTGCGTCCGTGGATCCCGCTACTGAAGGAGCCGTAGCCACCTCGGGCCATGGCGGCTGTCCAGAGCCAGCAGGTGTTGGTCTTGTCTGCCTTGGCCCAGAAGCGGGCGGCTTCGTCGTCTTGTGCTTGGGGGTTGGTCATGGGCGCCTCTCGGTTGGGTCGCGCGCGTTAGGGATCGTTTGGGGCGGGCGGGTCAGGCGGGGGCTGACGTCTCGCCGTGCTCGAAGCGGGCCGAGCGGGCGGCCTCGTACGCCTGCTGCACCTTCGGGTAGGCCAGCGTGGGCATGATCGGCGGCGACAGCGGTTCGATGACGCCCGTGTTCGGCAGCGACGGCATGATCCCGAGCGGGCTGATGAAAGGGCCCTTCCCGTAGAAGAACGCGGCCTGCGTCATGGCGACGGTCGGGCGCCCTCGGTCGCGCGCGAACCGGTTGACGATGTTGCGGTCCTCGGCGTCCAGCTTGTCTATGACGGGCCCGAACTCGTTGATCCGCTCGACGGTGATGGGGTCGGGCCGGATATCGAAGGCCCGGTACAGGAGCAGGTGGGTGGGAGTGCCGCGCTGTTCCTCCTTGGGGATGCTGCCGAGGACGAGCACGGTGTGGGCGTCGCGACTGCCCTCGAGGAAGTCGGCGAGGAGGTTGAGGCTGAGGCGCTCGCTGTCGCCCTTGACCTCGACGGCGACCTTGAGGTCGGGCAGGTAGAAGTCCGGCAGGTACGGGATCTTGTTGGGGCCGACGGTGTAGCCCTGGGGTTCGTACTCCCACTTGATGCCGAGCGCGTTGAGAAAGACGGCCCAGCGTGCTTCGAGGCGGGACCGGAAGTGGTGGCCGGCGTAGCGGGTCTCAATGGCCTGGATGGTCACTTGGCGCTCCGCTCGGTGTCGGTCTCGGCGAGCTGCTGCTGGAGGGCTGCGATGGCTTCTTCGCGGGTGCCGCAGTCCTTGATGAGGACGGCGGCCATGGCGTCGGCGAGGTGGATGGTCATGGCTGCGAGGGGTTCGATGCCGCGGCCAGCGCAGAGGCGGACGATCTCGTCGTAGATGGCGCCGGGTTGGGTGTTGGTGAGGCGGTGGAGGGTGAGTTCCGTGGCGGCGTGGCGGGCGTCGGTTCGCTGCTGCTGGGTGGTCATGGGGTCTCCTATGCGGCGCCGTGGTGGGCGTCTTCGTGGCCGTGGGTGGGGCGGTCGGGGTGGCTGCCGGTTTCGGGGTCGCAGCCGAGATGCGTCTCGTAGCCGCGGTCGAGTCGGTAGCCGGTGAGGGGTGTCTCGCAGACGGTGCAGAGGGCTTCGTCTGAGTCCTGTGGTGCGGGTGTTCCCTCCCCGTCCCTCACATGTGAGGGAGGGACGGGGGGAACGGGGGGCGTTCCTGACGTTCCCTCCGCGTTACCGGGGAACGTTTGACCTGCGGCGTTATGCTCCTGTGATGCGTTCCGGGGAACGTTCCCGGGGAACGTCTCCGGGAACGGGTCGGGGGAACGTCCCGGGGGAACGTTGGCGTCGTCTGCTTTGGCCTGGTTTTGGCGGATCTTGACGACGCGGCTGACCTTGTCGGATCCGGCCGGGATCTGGAGGTCGGCGAGCTTGGCTTTCACGACCCGGTTCCCGGCATCGAGCGGCACCCCGGCGCGGTTCAGCGCGGCGATGATGTACTCGTCGGTTCCGGGTATGGCGGCCATGCCGTTAACCGGTTCGTTCTCGTACGTCATGAGGACGTGACGGGTGCCGCCGAGGGCCCAGTTGTCGCCGTCGCGGCGGGCCTGGCGGACGATGGAGAAGTTGTCGGGGCCGATGCCGGTACGGGTGTGGGTGCGCTTGAGTACGAGGGCGCCGCCGCCCTGCGCGGACAGTTCCCACACGTGGTCGACGTCCTGTGTCTTCGCGGAGGAGCCGCGGCCTCCGCGGTCCTTGTCCTTGCCGAAGTGGTCGAGGCGTACGGACGCGATGCGGTCCCGCTTCATCGGCAGGAGGGTGTGCCGGTAGAGGTTGAGCCACGTGTCGGCGTCGTTCTCCGGGCCGGAGATGAAGCGGGACACGGTGTCGATGACGACGAGTTCGGCGCCGATGGCTTTCGCCAGGGCGAGGAGGTCGGCGCCGCCGCCCGCGGTGTCGAGGGGGCGGATGGGCGGGAACGAGGCGTACTTGAGATCGCCCATGGCGCGCGGCCCGGCACCGAAGGACAGGAAGCGCTCCTGTACCTGTTCCTGCCCGTTCTCCGCATCGAGGTAGAGCACCGGCACCGGGTCCTGTGGTTTGTCGCCGAGGAAGCCCTGGCCGGTGGCCATGCGCCACATCCACTCCTGCGTGAACAGGGACTTGCCGGCCTTGCCGTCGCCGACGAGGGTGATCTGCTGACCAGGGCCCATGAGCTTGCCGGGAAGCAGCTGGATGGCACCGAAGTCGGTGGTGAAGAAGGCGTCCCAGTTGAGCAGGCTGGCGACGAGGTGGGCGGGGCCGCGGCCGGTGTTCTCGCGGAGTTGCTCGGCCTGCTGGAAGTCGGCGACCAGCGCGGCGAGTTCATCGCCGTCGGCTTTGCGGTCGATGGCGGCTTTCAGCGCGGTGGAGTGAGCGTCGTAACGGCGGGCGCGGGCGACCTCGGCGACTTGATGGGCGAAGCTCTGCGCCATGGTGGCGGGCAGGGTTTCGGAGCCCAGACGGATGATGAGGTTGCCGTTGTCGACGCGGTGAAGCTGGTTCTGTTTCTCGATCTCGGCGCGGACGAGTACGGGGTGGGGCGGGGTGTTCGTGGCGACGAGCCCGGCGACGACGTCCCAGATGAGTTGGTGGGCGGGCCGGTAGAAGTCGTCGCGGGTGATGACGAGGGCGCACTCGTTGTAGGCCTGCGCGGAGTGCATGACGGCGCCGATGACCAGTTCTTCGGCCTCGGCGTCGTGAGGGCTGGCGCGTGTGAGGCCGTCCTGGTCCGCCTGGTCGCGCGGCATGTGGCGGACGTTGTCCACGGGCGGGTCTCCTCGGTGCGGGTTGGTGGGGTCGGGGCAAGGGGAATTGGCTGATCAGGGCGGTATCTCCGGCGTCCCACCAGTCCATGAATTGTACAACGCGACGGACTTACATGCTGGTCGGGTGTGTATCCTGAGCGCATGGCTACGTCCGACGAAGTGCGCATGGGAGTGTCCGAGGCTCGCGCCAACCTCACCGAGGTCATTGCGAAGGTGCGTCTGCTCGGGCAACGCGTCGTGCTCACGCGTCGTGAGAAGCCCCAAGCCGTGCTCGTATCGCCCGAGTTCTACGAGCGCGCCCTGGAAGACCGGGGCCGGCTGGAGTCCCTGGAGAAGTAGCGTCACCACAGCGCCCCCGGTATTTGCGGTGTGTCTGGCGGGCATTCGTGCGCGATGAGGTGGGCGTGCGGGCACTCCCGGTTGTGGGATGGCAGTACTTCGACGAGTCGCATCCCGGTCCACTTGCTTTCGCGGAGGCACCAGGCGAGCCGGTTCGGGCCGGTGAGCTTCGCGGCTTCGGCGGGCGTACGGCGTTCCTCGTCGACCGTCACCACCCACGGCACGTCGGTTGTTTGGCGCAGCACGGGGGCGTCGCACCGGTCGCATGACCGGCGCGACGCTCCGTTTGTGCTCGGCCGAGGCCTCACGCGCTTTGTGCCTCGTCGCCCTCGAAGAGGGTTCCGTCGGCGGTGCGGCGGTCGTACATCTCCCGTTGCAGGCCGCGGAGTCGGCCGCCGGTGATCTCGTCGGCCGCCACCTCGATGCCCGTCACCCGCACCTTCACCGCGGGCTGCTTGTCCTCGTCGGGGCCGGGCTCGACGCGCTCGACGTGGGAGAGCTCGACGACGGCCATCCACCGTCCGCGGCGCTGCTTGAACATTTCGGTGGCGTGGGGTTCGAGGGCTTCGGCGACGTCGGTGAGGACTTTGCTGTCGAATTTGACGTCGGCGTCGATGTGATCCATGTGGGCTGGTTGCCTTTCTGGTTGGTGCTGGGTTTGTGGGTCCCGGGGCCAGCCCTTCGGGGGGAAGTGGGCTGGCCCCGGGTGGCGGTCGGCGCGTGGGGGTTCGGGCCGGCCGCCGGTTCGGAGGGTCAGGTGGTTCGATGCACCGCCTGCTGCGCGGCCCGGTACGCCTCGGGGCTGGAGCGCCGCTTCCCCGAGGCGATGGCGCGTTCGTCGGCGATGCGGGATGCAGACAGCGGGCTGAAGGTCGACCAGGCGCCGGCTGGCTTGCCGGGTCCGGTTGCGATTTCGGGCAGTCCTTGGAGGGCGCGGGGTGTGTGGCGGTCGCAGAGCCAGCCGCACGGGTACGGTCGGGCGCGCTTCAGGCCGTGGGGGAAGCTCGGCACGTCGCAGGCGCGGTTCTGGCGCGGGCCGGTCATGGTCGCCTGCCCAGGTCGCGGAGCTTCTGGTACAGGCGCACCCGCTGCCGTGGGGTGAGGCCTGCGTACACACCCCAGCGGGACACCGACGACCGGCCGCCCTCATGGCGCAGGCAGTCCATGAGGCAGAGGCGGCGTACGGGGCACGGCTTGCAGATGGCGCGGGCGCGTTCGATGCCGTGGACGTTGTTGTCCGGGTAGAACCACTCCGGGTCGACGCCTTCGGTGCGGCATGCGGCTTGTTTCAGCCAGGCGCGGCCGGGTTCGAGGGTGTCGGGGTAGGCGTTGACGAGCTTCATGCCGCGCCCCCGATCGGGGTCCGCCATACGACGGTGTCCTCCCGGTGATGCCGCCGGCAGTCCAGTTCCGGGCGCGGGTCCGCGAGCGTGCGGAGCCATACGAAGCACACGCCTGTGTGGGGGCAGGCGTAGACGGGGCTCCACCAGGCGACGGCGAGATTCCAGGCGCAGCGATCGCAGCACGGGCGGGAGGTGATGGGTTGGAGGTGCCGGTATCGGGTTGGGCCGAGGTATGCGGGGACGGTGCCGAGGAGGTTGGTGGCGGCGTGGACTCGGGTTGTGGCGGGTGCGTCGCAGTGGGAGCAGTCCTCGACATCCGTGGGCGTGAGGTCGGTGAGGTCGAAGAGGGTGAGGGCGGTCATCGGGCCACCGCCGGGAGGTTGTGCCACTGCACCCCGCGTAGCGCCTGGGCTGCCCACGCCTCTGGCACCTCCGCGAGGACGTGGCCGAGGGAGTGGAGGCCGAGAGCGAGGAGGATGTAGGCGTCGCTCTGGTCGTAGCGGTGTTTGCCCTCGGTCAGCAGCCCGTACCGCTGGTGGACGGCGTCGCGGATCATGGCTTTGCCGACGTCGTACCGCTTGTTCTTCGGCACTGTCGTAGGGACGGGGCGGCTCTTGCCGGTGGCGTACACGTTGCGGGACTGCGGGTTGATGACGGCGTAGGGGATGCCGCGTTTCCACAGGTCTTGGCGGAGCATCCACCGCATGGCGGCCAGGGCGTCGGCGCCGGTGTTGTTTTTGGAGAATGCGGCGCCTTCGATGACGACGTAGTCGGCGTGGCGGTAGAAGGTGGCGCAGCCGTCGAGTTGTTGGGCGAAGCGTTCGTGGAGGTTTTTGGCGGGGGCGTGGACGTAGTCGGTCCAGCCGACGCCTGCGGTGCCGGTGACGATGGTTGCGGCGTCCAGGGCGATGACGAGGGGCCGGGGTCCGGGCGCCGGTGTGGCGGCCGGAACCTGCGGGGTGAGGTCGAACAGGGCGGGTGTACTCATGAGCCGTCCCCCGCAGCAAGCGTGCTGAGCCCGGTCGGCAGCGGCAGCAGACAGTGCCCGCATAGCCAGCCGTCCCGGTTGCGTGTGCAGGATTCGGTGTTGTCGCAGCGCGGGCAGTCCCGCCACTCCTGCGCGACGACCGGCCCATGGACCGGCTCGGGCCACGGCGGCAGGAGTTCGTCGAGGGACGCGTCGTCGAGGACTGCTCGGGTGCGTGGTTTGCGGTGTTCGCCGAGCGGTTTCACGTACCAGCGGGTGCCGAGTGTGGTGATGGTGAGGCCCGCCATGATGGCGGCTGCGCCTACCGTGATCTGATCGTTCACGACGCCACCTCCGGTGCTTTCGCTGTGGTGGGCCGTGGCCGGGGTTTGTCCATGCGGCGTGCCTGCGAGGTGGCGCCCTCGTCGACGGCGGGGTGGTCGAGGCCGCATGCGTCGTCGAGGCGGGCATGAAGCCGGTCGGTGCGCCGCCGTTCGGCGTGGTAAGCGGCCAGGTAGCGGGCGCACGCGGTCAGCGCACGGTCGAGACGGCGCTCCAAGCTGGCCGCGTATTCGGGGTCGGCTTCACGAACAGCGCTGAGGCGGCGGCCGAGTTCCAAGTTCCGGCCGTGCAGGCGCCGGTTGACGGCGTCCTGCTCGGCGTTCTGCCTCAGGACTTGCTCGCGGTTGTAGATGGCAGTGGCGAGCTTGCTGACGGTGGCGTCGCGCTCGGCGCGGATGCGGTCGGCTTCGGCGCGGGCGGCGGCGAGTTCAGCGTTGTGGCGGCGGCGGGTGACGAGTCCGAACATCACTGGCCCTCCCCACGCTGGGCCGGGATCAGCGGCCACTCGGTGCGGACACCGTCAGCCCACGACTCCTTGCCAGGCGTCCGCCGGAAGTAGTCCGCCAGAGACTCCGCTTGCTGACGAGCCCAATCCACCTGCTTCTCGTGGAGAAAGGCGAGCGCGGCCCCGCCGATGGCGGACTCCTTCTGCCCGATGCGCCACGCGACCCGGCACGCGGCGATCGCGTCGGCGTCCGCCGAGTGCGCGCCGTCGAGGGCCACTTGGTAGGTGCGGCAGAGGTCTTCGAGCTTGCGCCCACCGCGCCGGTACGGGTCGATCTTCTTGTCGAGGACGCGCGGGTCGATGACTCGCAGGTCGTCGCCGACGATGTCGACGAGGGGCTGCACGCCGTGGCGGCGGGCCTCGCGGTCGAGGATCGTCAGATCGAACGAGGCGTTCATCGCGACGACGGGCGTGCCCGCGAGGACGACTTCGGCGAGCGCGGCCACGACCTGCTCGACGACCTCGACGGCCGGCCGTCCCTCCGCGCGGGCGCGCTCGGTCGTCACCTTGTGGATGTCGCTGGCGGCTTTGGGGATCTCAATCCCTGGGTCGGCCATCCACGTTGCGGACTGGGTGTCGTGTCCGCCGCCGCATTGGACGACGCAGGCGGTGACGATGCGGTCGTTCTCGACATCGACGCCCGAGGTCTCAAGATCAAAGCCGCACAGGCGGCCGAGGTGCCAGCTCACCGGACCTCACCCGCCTTCACCGCGGCGAGGTAGGCGGTCATCTGCGCGACCGTGCCCGACGACGGATGGATGCCGCCGTTGCGTTGCGCGAACCCGGCCTCGACCTGCTCAGTCGTCAGCCCATGCCCGCCAGCCGCGGCGATGACCTGGAACCAGATGTCCTGCACGTCCGCCGGGTCGTCGAGCACCTCGGCGTCGTACACCTCGACACCGTCCTCGACGACCGGAGGCGGCGTCTCTGCCGGTGGCGGCGGGTCCTGCTTCTCCTTCGTCTTGCGCGGCGCACCGAGTTCAGCGGCCCGCGCGGTGAGCGCGTCGCCGATCTCCTTGTTCATGTGCCCGGCCTCGGCCGCCTGCTTGTACACGGCGCGCACCTCATCGGCGGTTTTCGCCGCCGAGGCGAGTAGTACGTAGTCCGGGCGAGGCGCCTCGATCGCGGTCCGCTCCGGGCCCGACGCCACCTCCGCCTTACCGCCGGTGACATTCCCCGCCATCAGGGCGGCGGGGGTGATCTCGACGTCGAGCGTCGGCACCATGAACCGGGCCAGCTTGTCCTTGACGATGGCCGTCTTCTCTTCCATCCCGAGCCACCCGGCTACGTATCCGCCAGCCTGCGCGAGCAGCTCTGCCGCCGGAGGCAGAGTGACGGCAGCGTGGTAGCCCTTGGAGACGAGGAGCCACTGGCCGAGAGCAGGCACATCGCGGAGCATCACGTTGACGCGGGTGGTGATGGCGCACTCGCGGTCGTCCGGGTCGCACATGCAGGGCCGGTCGGACTTGAGCTCGGTCTGGCCGTCGCATCGGCGCTGGCACTTCGATCCGGCGTACAGCTCGTACCACTGGGAGACGGCGTCCCGCGGCGGGATCAGCACCGGGAGCCGGTTGAAAGTGGAATAGACCTCGAACTCGGAGGGGCCGCCGTTGGCGGGGGTCCACGGCTGGACCTCGCCGCCGTACAGGGTGGCGACGCTGGTGAGGATCTCGCGGGAGGCGGAAGTGAAGCGGAACTTGTTGAGCTTCTCGGGGCGCAGGATCGGCTTGCCGGTCTTCTGGGAGACGCGGCCGGTGTCGACGACGCGGCCGATGCGGATCTCGCCGAGCTGACGCATTCGCATTTGGAGGTCGATGATGGGCATCAGGCGGCCCTCTCTTCGGTGAGCTGGGGAAGGGCGAGGGCGTCGCCCACAACGGACTTGGCGAGGACGCGCTTGAACTCGGCGACCTGCTGGACGTGGAGGAACGCGGCGAACACGTCGTCGCCGCACTTCAGCGGCATGGGCCGATAGCCCTCGGGCCGCAGGTGGAGGACGATCCCCACCTCGTGGATTTGCGGCATCGGGAGTTGCGTGCCGTCCCGCAGCCAGCAGACCTCGGCCCGCCGGTACGCCGACATCTGCAAGCCGGCCTCCGGGTAGACGCCCTTCTCGTCGAGCTCGCCGCCGGTCTTGGTGTCGCCGAGGAACAGCGTGTCCGCGGACACCTTCAGCTCTGCGGCGATGAGGCGAGAGCGGAAGAGGTAGTCGAGCTTCCCCGCGTAGCCGTGGGCGAAGTTCCCGACGGTCATCTCCGACGCCTCGAACTCGACTTCCCACTCGGCGACGAAGCGGAGGAAGTTGTCGAGGTACGGCGCCATCTCCGGGTCGTTCAGCAGCTCTTCGGGCAGCGGCGTGCCCAGGACGTGGGATTCGACGAGCGTGTGGGCGGCGGTGCCGAGGTCTCCGCGTTCTTCCTTCTTGCGGATGTGGCCTTTGCGCAGCCAGTCGTAGGCCTCCTCCTTGGCGGCCGGGTTGAGTGAGGCTGCGACGAGGGTGGGGAGGGTGGCGAACGCGTCCTGCGCGGTGAGGTTCGCTGCCCAGAACATCAGCTCGGGCTTGGGGTATCCGCCGTTGAGGATGGTGGTGACGCGGCGGAGTTTGGTGTCGGTGCCGGGGACGCGGTACCAGCCTTGGGAGGGTTGGGGGATGCGGTCGGGTCCGGTGGGTGCGGGGGCCGCTGCCTTCTTCCGGCTGCGGCCGGCGGCCGGGGCTGTAGCCCCGGACCGCTCGGTGGTGGTGCTCACGTGCTGTCCCCCGTGGTGGTGTCGGTGATGTCGGTCCAGCCGTCGAATTCGCCCTCGTCGCGGAAGTGGCCGTGCCATCCGGTGTCGGGCTCCCCGGTGCGCATCCAGCCGATTGCGCGGAGGTGGCCGCGGTCGGGGTGGCGGGTGATGTGCTCGACTTGGAAGGTGAGGATGAGTTCGGGTGCGGTGTAGCCGGTGTGCGTGCTGCGGTAGGTGCGGCCGGGTTCGAAGAAGTCGGCGGGCAGCGTGCGCAGGTTGTTCGGGCGGATAGCGCCGCGGGCGACCTTGGAGGCGAGGTTCTCGATCGGGTCGCCCTCGCGGGCCTTCTTCACCAGCCAGGCGACGACGTGCGCCTTGGGCAGCAGCTCGGCCTCGGCGAGGACTTCGACGCGGTGCGCGTCGACGAGGTCCGTGGCCCAGACGACGTCGCCGCCCGACGACTCCGGGGAACTGGTGACGATCTCAATCAGGTCATCGCGCGCGCTCATGCGGACCGCCTCCCGTCCTGCTCCGGAAGCGGGTTGGCCTTCAGATACCGGCGGGTCGCAGCGTGCGACGGGTGCTTGATCAGCGACGCGCCCTGCGACCGCTGCGGGTTGAAGCGGGACAACACCCGCTCCACCTCGACCAGCTCGGCCAGCAGACGGCGTACGTCCGGGATCGGCACCTCAACTTGCGCCGTGTCCATCCCGGCGACGTCCTCGACCTCTTCCAGCGCCGCGTCCAACTCGCCCTCACGGCGGGCGCTGTTCACGACAGCGGCCAGCTCGTCGAGCGCGTCGAGGACCTGGTCGCGGGTGTCGGGGTCACCCCACTTGGCGACGAGGGAGACGAGGGTGTCGGTACGGATGGCGTCGAACCGGGCGACGCCGTGGAGGTGGTTGGCGCCGAGACTGAACGACTGCTGCGGCTTCGACGAGTGGTTCATCGGGTCGCCTCCGGGGCGGTGGGGATGAGGAGTGCGAGGAGCGCAGCCGCGGTGATCGCGGCCTTGACCGCCGCGTCATGCGAAGCACGCTGGCTGGTGGCGATGGCCCGGTTAAGGTCGTGGCCCGCGTGGATGGCGGCCTCGTGCACCGTCCTGGCCGTACGGCGCACCAGCGGGCGCGGGTCGAGGTCGCAGTCCAGCAGCGGCTCGAACAGCAGCAGCCACAGCAGCCAGCCGGTAGCGGTGAAGCCGACACCGAGCGACAAGAACTGCGCCCACTCGGCGAGGTCGTGGGTGTTCGCCATCACGCACCACCCGAAGGCTCGACGTCCGCCCCGGTCAGGCCGCAGGTGCAGCCCGGCGACTTCGGGAACCGGCACGGCACCGGATGCGCGGGCTCAGGCAGGTCCCGGGGCACGCGGTAGTCGTGGTGCAGCGGCGAATCGTGCGACTCCTCACGCAACGCCTGCGTCGGTGCGAAGAACCGCGTCAGCCTGTCCGCCGACTTCGCCACAGACACGGCATCCTCTGGCGGCCACGCCACCGGCAGCCCCAACAACTTGGCAAGCTGCCGCCGAGCCTCCGCATGCCCCTGCCACCGGTCGTAGTCGTGCCCGTTGTCCGGGTGGCAGTTACGGATCGCGGTGATGTACTCGGCGCGCTTCGCCACGAACTCCGCGACGGCGGTCTCACGCTGCTCCAGCTCGGCGACCCGAGCCCGCAACTCTTGACGCCCACGCTGAGCCGACGCGAGCGCCAGCCGCAGCCGCGCGTTCTCCAGCTCCTCCTCGTAGAGCGACAGGTTCACGCCCGTCAGCTCTTCCTCAACCACATCCAGCGTGCGCGGCTCCGGCCCGACCGGCATCGGCAGCGCATCCGACGAACCGACGATCCCGCGCTCAGCCAGTTCAGCCAGCGTCACCATCACGAACTCCGGGCACTTGCAGACATCGGCCAGCGCGTACAGGGCGAGCCCGCTCTCCGTCACCGTGCGACGCGTCCAGCAGGCGCCGTCCTTGGTGTTCACCACCAGCGGGTCATGCGACGTCGGGGCGCTCATGCGGCCACCGCCGACGCGTCCGCAGCCGCCTCAAGCACCGCGACAACCGACTCCACCCGGCGGCCCTCCACGTCACCCCAGTTCGCGACGTGCGTCTCCAGCCAGAACGGCTCCTCGTTCCACGCGGGCTCGCCGTCCACCTCCAGACGGCCGGCCAGCACCTTCACCGCGGCCTCGGCGAGCGGCGTCTTCCGGTGCGGGCTCCCCGACACCACGCAGCGGATCGACGCGACGATCGACAGCGGACGCTCGGCGTGCGACGTCTTCGACACCCGGTCGAACGGGTCGGGGCAGTAGTCGCCCTGGTAGTGCCCGTTCGCCACGATCAACCGGGCGGCCGCACGAAACACAGCTGGCACAGTCGACGGACGCGCAACCGGCGCCTCATGCAGGGGGAGGACTCTGATCTGACCCGAGTCCAGGGTCTGGGAAACTGATGCCACGGTGGCCTCACTTTCTGGTGGTGGGGTGCCGAGTCGTGGGGTCGCTCAGGCCGGGAAGTCGGAGCGGCCCTTCGGCGCGTAATGGGTCAGGCGGCGTCGGCCGTCGGCGCCTTCGGCCGCATCGCGTAGGCCGAGGCGAATACCGCCCGCAGCTGCTCGCGCAGTTCGGGGCGAAGTGGGGGAGCGGCCTCGACGTTGCGGCGGGCTGCCTCGATGGCGGCCGGGCCGAGGCGCCGCTCAGCGGCGGTGCGGGAGAACGGCTGCGGCGCGCTCATACGGCGACCGCGAGATGCTCGGGTTCGGCGGGGGCCGGGTTGGTGCGGCCGGTGGGGATCCAGAGGACGAGGAGGTCAACTCCAAGACGTCTGGCAATTGCCAATGCCTCGGCTTCAGTTGCTGTCTCGCGCTCGCCTTTGCGTAGGTGCCCGATCTTGCTGGGGTGGCAGCCGGCCGCGTCGGCGAGGTCGCGGACGCTGACGCTGGTGCCGTCGCCGGTGCGTTCCATCAGCATGATCAGCAGGTCAGGGCTGACGATGGTCATCGGGTTGGACTGCATGCGCACGTGTGTCACCTCCGTAGACGCTTTGTGCGTTTGCGTGAACAGAGACGACATTACATACCCGTAGACGCGCTGTCTACGGAAACGCACGCCGTTGTGAAATCGGCCATCAGTCGTCGAGGGACTATCGCGGAACGCGTCTTTCCGTAGACACTCTGGTGAGTAGGGTGATCGTCTACGCACTCTGACCAGGTGAAAAGTCCGTAATTTCAGGGCCGCAACGTAGACATCACGCGTCACATTGGGAGAGACAGGGCAGGATGACCACCATGCCTGAGCAGCGAACGGACTTCACGGACCTCATCAAGGCCCGGCGTGCAGAGCTGGGCTACAGCCTTCGGGAACTGGAAGCCCGTGCCATCGCCCCGGAGAGCGGCGCGCAAGCCAAGTTCGGATGGCTCTCGAAGGTGGAGAAGGGCGCATCTGTCGATGCGCCGAAGCCGGAGATCCTCCAGGCGCTCGCCGTGGGACTCGAACTCCCGCTACGGATCGTCAAGGAGGCCGCGGCGGCGCAGTTCCTCGACTATGACCCGGCCGGCGATTCCGCTTCCGTCTGGAGTGAGGATCTGACGACGCGTGTCATCGTGGCTCGCGCCGAGGAGATGACGGACGAGGATCGGCGGCAGCTCGCCGAGATTGCTGAAACCTTTGCCCGTAGGCGCACTCAGGGTGACGGGAATGCCGGAAATTAGTACGACTTCCCACTACACAGTGATTCGCTCTGGTCACACCCTGACCGGTATGGCACAGTCGGTGATCCGCCTGGGGGGCGCAAATGGATCACCTTAACCATGCGCTCGAACTGCTGAACGAGCGCGTGGTTGTGAGCAGGGAGGCATGTGCGATGGCGGATGATGAAAGCGTCAACCGGCAGAGCGGCGGCGGGCTTCACGGCCCGGACGATTCCCAAGAGGCTAAGCCTCAGGCGGAGTTCCGCATGGAGTTGCGTGACAGCCTCCCGGGAGGAAGGGCCGTTGTCGGCGTAGAGCAGGAAGGAACGTTCATCTGTCTCGCGTCCAAGGAGCATGTGTCAGAACAGGCTCAGCGCGAGTTTGATGATCTGTTCCAGCGCATCGCGAGTCAGGTGTCGTGGGTTCAGGGCTGGCCCGGAAGTAGGTAGTCCCTGGCATCCGCAGGTCTATGACCTTAGGTTTTAGTACGGCTCTTCGCCGGTCTTCGATCTAGCGAAACCTAGCGAAGAGCCGTACTGCCGTGTCAGGCTGAAGCATGGCCATCGACACGCCCGGCATCCCGACCCGCGCCATCATCTACTGCCGCATCAGCCGCGACCGCGAAGGCGCAGGACTCGGCGTCGAGCGGCAGCGCGAGGACTGCGAAGCCCTCGCCAAACAGCTCGGTGTGGAGATCACCGCCGTCTACTCCGACAACGATCTGAGCGCTTACAGCGGCAAGCCGCGCCCCGGGTACCAAAAGCTCCTCGATGACCTGCGAGCGGGTCGAGCAGACACCGTGCTGGCCTGGCATACAGACCGCCTCCACCGCTCCCCAGTCGAGTTGGAGGAGTACATCGACGTCTGCGAGCCGCGACGCGTGCAGACCCGCACCGTAAAGGCCGGGCACCTTGACCTTGCGACCGCCACCGGGCGGATGATCGCCAGGCAGCTCGGCGTCCAAGCCCGCTACGAAGTCGAGCGGATGGTCGAGCGGCAGCGCCGCAAGCGGGATGAGATGGCCCAGCACGGCAAGTTCTTTGGCGGCCGACGCCCGTTCGGGTACGAAGCCGACGGCGTCACCCCGCGGTCGCTGTGCTGCCTCAACTGTGGCCGCGACAAACCCGATGACTTCGCCATCGTCATCAGCTGCCAGGAGTGCAGCGCAACGAATATCGAAGGATGGTCCTGTACATCCTGTGGGGCGCCGAATGGGCGGCACGTGTGGTGCGAGTGCAAGCGCTGCGGCCTGTCGGCGAACGTGGTCGACGACAGCGAGTTCAACCGCATCAGGGATGCCGCGGATTCGGTCCTTGCCGGTGCGTCCCTGCGGTCGATTGCCGCCGAATGGAATGCCATGACACCGCCGGTGCTGACGAGTACAGGCAGCGATTGGGAAGGCCCGGAAGTCGGGTCGATGCTGCGGCGTCCCCGCAATGCCGGGATCCTTGTGCACCGCGGCCAGGAGGCAGGGCCGGGGAACTGGCCCGCGCCTCTGGACGAGCCGACCTGGCGGAGCCTCGTAGCTCTCCTCGATGATCCGGGCCGGCGGAGTTCCCCCGGCAATGAGCGCAGGTACCTGGGGTCGGGTCTGTACCGGTGTGGTGTGTGCCCGGATCAGACGATGCGTGCGGGCACGAGCAACAAGCGGGCGGGCGGGAGGTTCTTCGCGGCGTACACCTGCCGGAAGGCTAAGCATGTGGTGCGGAAGATTGAGCCGCTTGACGACTACATTCAGCTGTTGGTGATCGGGCGGTTGTCGAGGTCGGATGCGGCTGAACTCCTTGCCCGTAGGGATGATCCGGTGGATGTTCGGGCCGCGCAGAGGGACTTGCGTGAGGCTCGCGTGACGCTTGACGGGTTGGCGGAGGAGCTCGGTTCGGGGGAGATGGATCTTCAGGAGTGGAGGATCGCGACGAAGTCTGCCCGTGCTCGTAAGGCGGCTGCGGAGGATCTGCTGGCGCGGGCGGTTGAGGCGAATCCGGTTGCTGGTTTGGTGGGTGCGGAGGACGTCGAGGGGGAGTGGAATCGGCTGGGTCTGTCGCGGAAGCGGGCGGTGATCTCGTATCTGATGACGGTCACGGTGCATCCCGCTCGGCGGGGCAGGCTTCCTGGGGGGACGTACTTCGACACGGACACGATTCAGATCGATTGGAAGTGACAGCGCCCCCGGATCGGGATCCGGGGGCGCTGCGGCCCGTCCGCCGCCCACCTGGGGGGCAGAGCGGCGGGGGCCGGTCCATGGCGTGAGCATTACCCACTCTTGAGGTGGTCTTTGTGCGGGGCAAGGGGTTTGCCCGCAGGTCACCCGAACGTGCGTTTTAACTGCAGAAACCTTGCGTCTGCGGGTAGGAACTGATCCTAAAATGTACGGTCAACGATACAGACAGTGGATCATGAACAGGCGAGCGTTGCGGGGTGCCGTCCGCCCCACCGCCCGACTGGGTACTCGCCCGTCGCCGGGCCATCGGTGACCACATCCGTGCCGCCCGCCTGCATGCCAACCTCACCCAAGAGCGACTCGGCGAACTGGCCGGCATCGACCGGCAGTCCATCAACCGGATCGAGCAGGGTCATGCTTCTCCGGTGGTCGACAACCTGATCCGCATCGCTGACGCTCTCGATACCTCGCTCGCTGACCTGGTGAGGTGACCCGCCGCGGCCATGGGCGTGACCGCGGCGGGCCCCCAGCCGCCCACCTCGGGGGATGCGGGCGGCTCATCCTGCTACCGGTCGCGGTTACCGGCAGCAGGGGTTCAGCGGCGCGGGGGTATCGGGCACACCTTGTGCATGTGGATGGTCAGGCCGGCCGCGGACATCGACAGCTTGTCGTACGACGTGTACGGCTCGCCGGGCCGGATCATCCGGCTGCACTTCTCGCAGATCTTCACTGGTCGTCTTCTCGGCGGGCGCAGTCGGGGCAGGCGTACACCTCGATGTCGAGGACGTGTGCGCCCTGTCTGCCGCGGGCTACGCCTGCGCTGACGGCGCCGGAGGTGAGCTTGGTGCCGCACCAGACGCAGTTCCATCCGGCGGACTGGCCGTAGGTGAGGCTCTCGGCGGAGGGCAGACTCCGGGCGGCGATCCGTTGGGGGCGGGGACGGCTGCCGCTGGTGTCGCGCCAGTCCCATTCGGTGCTGCCGGCGCCGGTCATGAGAGGCCGTCGCGGTGCTTGGGATGCCGTCGCATCTCGACCTCGTACGCGGTGGCGCGCCGTATGTCCCCGGCTTCCTCGGCGGCCGCGCGCTGCCGGTCAAGGGCCTCGCACACGTCGCAGCCCGGCGCCGGCGTGGGTGGGCGTGTGGGGTCCGGCAGGCTGATGGGTGGTTCCTGCAGGGTCTGCTGGCGTTCCCGGGCGGGCATCACGACTCCAGGGGCTTGGGTTGCCGCGGCGCCGACCGGTCCTCTGGCGGGGGATGGGTCGGCGCCGCCTCACGACAGATCACGCTAGGTGTCTGTGTGAACACAGCCCAGTGACATAGGCCACCAGTCGCACCGTCAATTCTCCCCCGACTAGGACGCGTTGTCCTACCTGCTTACAGAGCCGGGTCGACCCCGAGTCGCGCGGCGAGCCCTCTCAGCAGTGTGTTCCGGCGGCGCTCCGTCTCCAGCATCTCCCGCACCGTGGCCGTCGCCAGTGTCTGGTAACGGATCCACTCAGGCTGTACTTCCTCCACCTCCAGCAAGGTCGTGAGTGCGCTGTCGCTGTCGCCGATCTGGTACTGAGCCTGCGCCACATCCACACGGTGCGACGCCGCATGAACCGGTCGCGTGATGGCGCCGAGATCTACATCACCGGCGAGGGACAGCGCCTCGTCCGGCCGCGGCTCCTCACCGGCCAGCGCGATGTTCACCTGCTGGGTCTTCACATCGGGCACGGAGAACGCCGTCCCGTACACGCGGACGGGACCGGAACGGACAGCCGCCGACTCGGCCATGTTCAGGAACTGCTTCGCGTCGTTGTGCCGGTCGCGTCGCGCAGCCGGAGTAGCAGCCGACACCAGCAGATTCCCATACACCGCGTACTGCGCTGCGGTGGACTTGCTGAAGCTGGGCTCCAGCGCGCTCGCCTTCCGCTCGGAGACCGCTTGTGCCTGCTCCCAGCGGCCCTGCCTGAGCAGGATCCACGAGAGCGTGCTCACGCCCATGCCCTCCATGAGCGGATCGGACGCCCGTTGCGCGGCGGCGAGTTGCTTCTCGACGGCGGCGAACGCCCAGTCCGGGTGCCCGGCCTGCGTCGCCAACGAAGCCGCCAGCTGGTAGGCGAGCGCGAGCTGCCGCCACACCTGCTCGACGATGCCGCCGGTCGCGTCGCGGGCAACGGCCCGCCCCTGGCGCAGCAGCAGCGGGAGTGTGCCCGACAAGTCGCTGTAGCCGCCGCCCCAGTAGAGGGTGGTGGCTTGCTTCACGTTGGCCATCCACTCGGCTGCGGGCGGCGGCTCGTCGTCAAGCGCGCCGGCCGGTACGCCGGGGAGGGTATCGACGTCTTGGACCGCGTCGCGGAGTGCGAGGAGGCCGCCGTCGTCGGGACTGTGCTGGGTCACGGTGGGATGTCCTAGGAGCCGGTCGAGTTCGGTGTCCAGGGCGCGGGCGAGTTTGCGGAGGGTGTCGATGCGCGCGGACTGGCGTGTGCCCTGTTCGAGTTTGCGGATGGTGTCGACGTGGACGCCGGAGCGTTCCGCGAGGTCTTCTTGGGTGATGCCGCCGCGGAAGTCGCGGAGTGTGCTGAGGGCGCGGCCGATGGGCCCGGGTGTGGCCATGGTGTGTTCTCCCCGCCAGAGGATGTGGTGTTTCCACGGTACGGCTGGCGGGGCGTGTGTGGGAGGTCGTCGTCAACTTGCTGGGGTGGGGTGGGCGTTGCCCGTAGGCTTGTCCGCATGCCCTCCACCCCTGTGAGCCCTGGTTCCGTGCGGTCTGCTGCCGTGCTCAACGAGGAGATCCGCGCGCTGTGGGCGGACCCGCGGGTGCGGCTGACGGCGGAGGGTCGGGCCCGGTTGGAGGAGTTGTATACGGAGTGGGCTGCCGCGGTACGGGCCGAGATCGTCGAAGCGGCGTAGCTGCTACTCCCCGAGCTCCTCGGACGTCACCGTGCCCCCGATCGACACCCACAGCACCTGCGCCTGCGCCGACACGAAGGTTCCGCCACGGTCCCGTGCCTGCCGCTCCAACTCGGTGTACGTCAACCCGAGGTCGGCGAGCGCGCGGCGGCACCCGGCGAGCCACTCCTCGCGGGTCACCTCGATCACCACATCGTCCACGCGTCCCAGGATGGCAGACGCCTCACGCGTACTGGTGGCGCTGCGGATCCAACGCCGCAGCCCGTGGTCAGCTACCTCCGTTGAGGTGCTCCTCGAACTGCTGCTTCAGCTCGCACAACTCCCGTGCCGTGTCGTCGACTCTCGCTGCGGTGGCGTCCACCTTGGACGCTGCGTCGTCCACCTTCTGCTCCGTCCTGGTGACCGTGTCTTTGATGGACCGGCCGCCGTTCGGTGACAGTTCCTGTACCGCGTCCACGATCGTCACGATCCTGCGGTTGATCCGCCATACCCCGCGAGCCAGTGCCCCGATCGCAAGCAGCGCAGCGGCCCCACCGCCGACGAGGATGAGCAGATCCATCGGTCCCTCCAGGGTCACGCGGGCCCACGGTGCGGGCCTTTCGAACGTGAGTGTCACACGCGTGCTGTCTGGCATATTCCGGCAACGGTGGTCACTTGCATCCCTCTGCATAATGGTATTCAGCCAATCGGCCAAGTGAATGCGAGGCCCCGCAATGCAGCAGACCGCACACCGCACCGGACGCCCCGGACGGCCACGCAGTCCCCAAGTGATCGCCCGCGACGAGACCATCTACAAGCTCATCGCCGACGGCATCGGCTCCCGCAGCGCCCTCGCTCAGGCAACCGGCCTGGACCGGCCGACCGTTGCCGAGTCCACGAAACGCCTGAAGAAGGCCGCACGGATCCGTACGTGCTCAGACGGCGTCGGCATGGTGTGGGTCGTCGACGACGGCACCCCATGCCCGTGAGGAGGCGGCCGTGAGCATCGTCGATTTCTTCTCCGCCGATGACGTCGCCTGGCAGGCCGACGCCCCCTGCGCCACCGTCGGCTACGACTTCGTCCCCGACGTCGAAACGGACGCCGGTCTCGCCGCCGCGCAGGAGTGGTGCCAGACGTGCGACGTCCGCACCCGCTGCCTGGCGTGGGCGATGCTCAACCGGGCCGAAGGGTATTGGGGCGGGACGACCACCTACCAGCGCGACCAGTTGCGCCGCGTCCGTACGAGGGCGAAGTGCCCGCTGTGTCTCGGCACGGCGCTGGTCTACTCCGACCCGCACGAACTCTGCATCGCCTGCGGGATCTCGTGGATTCGGGACGTGCGCGAGGAACCAATCGCCGCTACACCACTACCGCAGTGCGCGGCGTAGCCTGCTGCACCTCGTACGCCCTCTGCCACGCCTCAGCCCAACGCCACGAGTGCTGTGACAGCCGGAGCCTGTCGGCCACCATGCGCCCTGCGTCGCTCAAGTCCTCCCGCATCGCGGCCGACTCCCGCAACCTACGCAACTGCCGGTACCAGACCCGCGGCCGCTCGGCGAGCACACCCGCGCCCATATCATGCAGACGCCGGTACTCGGCCCGCGGTGACGCCACCCACGGCACCCCAGCCGCCGACATCTCCAACGGCTTCAGCCACGAGTTGTGGCTCACGAACCCGGCCGCGATGTACTCGCTTCCCTCCACCTGGATGTCCACCGGCGTGACCATGCACGGCTTGACCTCGGTCACCTTCGGCGCCCAGTTCATCGGCCGGTACGCATTCGAGTGCGGCCTGCCGGTGATCTCAGCCAGCCGCGCCGACTTGCGCGCCGAGCGGAACCCGATCTCCTTGGCGAAGACATCTGCGGCCGCACGCCCCATTGTCAGGTGCCAGTACTCGCCGCTGAACCCGTTCTGCGCTCGGTGAGTTCGGGGGCCCACCCGGGAGACGATGCCGAAGAGCAGCAGGAGTCGCTGAATGTCACGGATCAACTGCTCGTCCTTCGATACGGCGCTGACCCCGTTTCTGGCCGGACACCCATCCGCCTCGAAGTAGCCCGCTAGGAACTCAGCGATCACCTCGCGCGGGGATCGCCAGATCACTTCCGGCACGCATACCTTCCTGATGGGAACCCCGCTTGGACGATCCTCGGTGAGACCCAGACTGTTCAGAACCCGAAGGAGGTGTGCGGATGAGACGCGCACGCCGCGCCGACGCAGCACAGTGCCGTTGAACATGGTCTTCTTCTCGGTCAACGGACTGAACCCGAAAGCACGGAAGTCGTCCATGAGTATGTCGATCCAGTCCTGGTCCTGCCCATCGCACGAGATCTCAAGTTGAGTTGTGTGCCTGCAACTCCCGTCCCCAACGAACGCCCCGAAGAAGCGTCCCCACCTGGGAGAGATATCGATGCGCGGGCTGTCAGGCGCCGTGAGGAAGGCCGAGTAGTCCACTTCCGCACGACGGTTCATGCGACTGTCGGCAGGCCACGGAGCCCGCACCTGGGCCGTCGGCCCAATCGGCTCTGGCTCCATGGCCATGGTGTCGCCCACGGCGATGTTCTTCGCGTGGGTCCACTCTCCGTTGACGAGCATCCGGTGCTCGGGGGTCAGCCGGAGCTTGTACCCGCCTTCGGTCGTGATCTCTACGCCGGGCTGCGGTACGTCGTGCTCGACGGCTTCGACAGCCTTCCAGCCGTTGCGCCATACCTGATCGCCGGGTTCGATCTCACCGGCTTCAACTACCCCTCTATGGGTGCAGATTCGCATACTTGAGTCTACACACTTTGCGGCGTTGAAGCGGGTATCAGCCAGTGGCGCAATCCCCACCCCCAACGAGGCGACCGCCCGCGGCCACTCCTCGATCGGCACCGCACCGCCCGGCGGATCGGCCGCGAGACCGAGCGCCTTCCCCGCGCCCGTCGAGTCGCCGCGCATCACGAACGACGCGCCCTCCTCGACGAGCCGCGCGACCGCGCCGCCGACCACCTCCGGATCGTTCGGATGCGAGTGGAAGGAGCCCGGCCAGCCGACCGTGTCCGAGTCCGTACGCTCGATCCCGTAGTACATGTCGGGCAGGTAGTTCGGCAGCACATGCCCGCGGCCGTGCCTGGCGTACACGTCCAGCAGGGCAGGCGTCGACACCGTCACCAACGTCGCATCCCGGCACGCCGCGGCGAGGTTCCGCCACGAATGCCGGTGCACCTGCCGACTACCCTCCAGCCGCTTGCCCTCATTCCCCGGATGATGCATCGCCCACGCCGGATTCGACGGGTGGATCGACGACAGGTCGTCGTCGACATCCACCACCACCGTGACCCCCTTCGCCCGCATCACGGCGACCGCTTGAGCCATGTACGCGTGCGTGACCCGCTGCAAGACGACGACGTCCGCGTCGATGTCGAGGACGTCCTTGACGGTGTCGCCCTCCATCACCACCCGCAGCTTGCGGTCCCTGGGCTCGACCACGCTCACATCGTGCCCGGCCGCCGCGCACGCCTCACCAGGCCAACGCATACGGAAGCTGCCACACCCGAAGGCATCGGCCGGGTACACGATGACCTTCACTCGCTGGTCTCCTTGCGGGCCGCGGTGCGGCGGCTCACCGTCTTGGCCTGCTCGCCCGCAGACGGTGTCTTCTCCAGCACGTCCACGCGGTCTTCGAGGCGGGCGATGGTGGTCGCGGCGTGATGGAGGTGCTCGTGCAGGTCGGTGATCTGCTGCTGTAGTCCCTGGAGGTCCGGCGCCTCGGGCGCCCCCACGCCGAGCAGGTCGGCGGCTTCCTCGCGGGCGAGCTTGCGGATACGTCCATCCAAGGGGCTGCTCATGCGTTGCTGTCCTCTCCAGTGACGGGCTTGTTCGGTACAGCCCAGGTGAAGCCGAGCGCGACCAGCACGGCGATCAACGTCGTCCAGCCTTCCTCTGCGGTGACGCGGTTGTCCTCCAGCGCGGCGGATATGGACGCGGCGCCGGCCGCGATCGCGGCGACGATGGCCTTCCAATAGGGGCTGATCTTCATGGTTCGGGTTTCCGTTTCTATTCGGCGAGGCGCGCGGCCAGCAGGTCCGCGACCTTGGAGGCGATGGTGTCGGCCAGTTGCGGGGATGCGGCGACCTTGTCGGCGATGGCCTGGACTTGCGCGTCCGTCAGCCCGGCCGCGGTGAGTCCGTTCACCTGGGCGCTGACGTCGAGGACCCGGTCGCCGATGTAGGCGAGGATGGATTCGAGCTTCCATTTGTCGTTGGTCGGGTTGGCCTCACGCCAGCGTGCGGACACGCCGAAGTGGCCGTCCTTCGTGGCGATGCCCTTGACGATCTCTTCGACGGTGGGCATGTCGTCCTCCTCGCTCTGGCCGGCGGCGCGGGCGACGATGCCCGGGAACACGACCGTCTTGAACTGCTCGATGCGGGCGTTGCCGGGGCACGCGGTCCCGCTGGTAGACCACTGTGGGAACAGGCGGTGGTAGCCGTATCCGGGGTCGGACCAGCTGCGGCAGATCCTCAGCGGGACCTCGTGCCGTTGGTGCATCCACACGCCGAGCCGGATGAGTTGCTCGATCTGCTGCGCTGTCCACGGGTCGGATGCGCTGGTGTTGGAGGCGGTCTCGCAGCTGATCGCGCCGGTTCCGTCCGGGCGCCGGTTCGCTGCCGCGTTGGCGTCCGCGCGGGTCTCGGTGCCGATGTACTGGGCGATGTCGCCGTCGTAGCCGACACCGAAATGACTCTCGAGGTTCGTGCTGTCCCGCCAGAACTCATACGTACGCCGTGCCGTCCACGGGGCGACGACGCTGTGGAAGATGAGCTGCGTCGGCCGGATCGCGGGCTGCGCATCCGACTCCGGCTGCAGCTCCATCTTCACGGCGCCCGGATACCAGGCCATCTCAACCCCCCGCGTGAATGGCGAGTTTGAACTGCGCGTGCGTCACACGCCGCGGGCTGCTGTCGGTGTGCGCGACCAGCAACGCCACCGGCGTACCCGGATGCACGAACATCTGATGCTGCTTGGTGAAACACTGCATGCCCGGCGACGGTGGCCGGTGATCGGTTGCGGTCGAGTCGTAGCCCGTCGACAAGCCGAGCGGGTCGCGAACGAACCGGTCCCGCAGCTCGCTGTAGTTCCCCGCCTCCCAGTGAATGTTCGCGGTGAGCACACCCCACCCGTCGACGGTGGGCCAGATCAGCCCGGCCCGGTCATCCGCCTGCCAGTCGGTGATCTGGTAGCCGTCCGGCTGCAACATTTGGTGCATGCCGTGCGCGTCATAAGATTCGCCGCCGCCGAACGGGAACCGCACAACGTGATAACCACCAGGCGGGATTTCCTGGGGTTCGGAGGTGATCAGCGAGCACACGAGAAGAGACACAACAAGGCCTCCGATCAGAGGGGCAAAACGGCGATACGGCGAGCGGAGAAAGTGCCCGTGCCCGACGAGACGCGGTACTTCGCCGTGAACGTGTTGACACCAGGCGTCAGGCTGCCCGACTGGTGCAGCACAGTGGTGCCCGCCACCAAGCTGGCGCCTGCAGCCCCGAAAAAACCGATGCTGCGGTTGTCGGCCGCAGCTACGGCGCCGGCGCCTGAGATGTCGTATCCCATGCGCGCGGAGCCAGCGCCCGAATTGGAGAGGGTGCAGTGCACGATGACCACGGCGGAAACCCCGGTAGTGACCGTCACGGAGGGCCCGGCGAGGGCGGGTGCGTCGAGGTCGGTGAAGCTGGTGGAGGTGGTGGTGCCGGAGTCGGTGTCGAGGGCGCCTTCGGGGACGCGTTCGATGATGCTGTTGGTGCCGTCGACGGCGAAGTAGGCGCCTGCGGTTGCTGCTTTGGCGGGGGCGGTTTCGTTCAGGTTGTCTCTGACGAATTGGTTGAATTGGGCTGCGGTGTAGACGCTTCCGGCGACCGCTGTCATTGGTGCTGTCCAGGCGATGTGAATCAGCCCCCCTTCAGAGCGGCATCACGATGATGCGGCGGTCAGCGAACGTGCCCGTGCCACTACTGACCCGGTATTTCATCGTGAACGTGTTCGACCCTGGGGTGAGGAGCAGGCCGCCCGCATACAGCACCGCCGTCCCCGCGCCGACGCGGGTGTCCGCGGAGTTGAAAACGTTGATGGCCCGGTTGAGGGCGGGGGCGATCGATGAGGCGCCGGTGACTTCGACACCGGCGTACGCGGATCCTGCGCCGTCGTTTTCCACCTGGCAGTGGGTGAGGACGAGGGCGTACGGTCCGGTGTCCACGGTGACGGACGGCCCGAAGGTGTCCAGGTCGGTGAAGGCGCTGGAGTCGGTTTCTTCGGCGGTGAGGATGCCATCCAGGTTCGGGGTGCGTTCGGCGATGCTGTTGACGCCGTCGACGGCGAAGTAGCTTCCGGCCGAGGTGGCTTTCGCGGGCGCCGTCTCGTTCAAATTGTCGCGAACGTACTGATTGAATTGCGCGGCTGAAAAGATCGTATTTGCCACCGCAGTCATTGGCGCCGACCAAGCCATCAGGCCACCGCCCCGGTCGGGACGCCGTGTTCGGCGTTCTCTTCGCGCAGCTCGTCCACTGTCTGCCCGTGCGGTACCCGGAACTTGACCGCGGTGTCGTGCCCGGCCGGATACCAGTTACGGGTGTGCGGGACCGGGCGCAGTGCGAGGACGGCCGTGATGTCGGCGAGGTTCGGCGGCCAGTCGATCGGCACGTCCGCGAGTTTGCAGTACGAGCAGGAGAAGGCAGGCAGCTGCACCACCCGCGGCGCCGCCGGATTGCGTGAGGTGCGGGCGTAGAGGTGCTCGACGTTGCCGCAGGCGCGCGGGCAGTCGGCAACCCAGTCTCCGGAGTAGACGTAGGCGCGTGCTCGCGTGGCGATCAGCTGGACCATGCGGTGACGGTAGAACCCGCCCGCCGAAGATCATTCCGGGAGTGGTCAGGTACCGAACTGGCCCGTGTTGAACTGGCCCTGCGTGGCGTGGTCGAAGATGAACACCGTCTCCGGATTGTCGGCCGCGGTCGGGTCGAACACGCCGTCGTCGAAGCCGAGCCCGGCCACATCGAAGGTGAACGGGTTCTCGGTCGGGTCCCCGAGGGTGCGCTCGCAGCCGAAGACCGCGTAGTGCACCGGGTCTTCGCAGGTGTCCTCGTCGACCATCATGCGGGTGAGGGTCTGCTCGATCCGCTCGATATGGAAATCCGCGTCCAGCCCGAGTTCGCCGTTGCGGATGGTGATGCGGTCCGACAGCGTCCGGGTGAGGATCTGCAACCAGTGCGCCATGTCGGACGACACGATCCGCAACTGCACCGTCGGCCTGCGTTCCGCATAGTGCGCCAGCAACAACTGTGTGATCGCGACAGCATCGTTGGCGCTCACCCACGGCGGCGTCTCCGGATAGGAACGGCGGGAGTGCCTCGCGATACTCACCGAGTCGTCCGCCGCCACCTGCACCGTGCGCGCCACCGGAACAGGTCGGGCCCGCACCTGCAGATGCGTGATGTTCAGGGTGCCGCCTGCCGCGGTGATGGTGACGGTCAGGGCCTGGCCGGAGCGGCGGGACAGCAGGATGAGGGGGACGCCGCTGCCGGTGTAGACGATGTCGGTTCCATCGCGCAGGTCTTGGACGTCACGGAACGGATCGGACGCTTGCACGTCGACCTGGATGGACTGGCCGAGGGCGAGGCTGATGGTGTCGTCGGATTCCCACACCACCGACAAGCCTGCCTCGGGGCGGCGTTCTTCGACGGCGAACACCACGCTGTTGATGATGTCGCGCCAGCCATGGACGTATTCGAACGGGGGGAGGTAGGAGAAGCCCGTCACCGCCGGGGAGTCGCATGTCACCTCTCGTGCAGCGAAGGCGGCTTGCGAGGTGATCGACGCGTCCCGCAGCAGGCGGTGGTGCCGGTCGCGGAACACGAAGGTGCCGTCCGGGGCGACATACGCGATCGACGGTGGGCCCTCCGATTCGAGGAGTTCCGTGAGCGCGGTGAAGGCGTCTTTGTTCTCCGCCCACCACCACGGCACGAACGTCCCGCCCAGGTCCAGATCGCGGGGCGCGGTCCAGCCGATGGCGTCGAGGATGACGGCGATCAGGGTGCCGGTGCGCTGTGCCTCGTACAGTTCGGTGGAGATGGTGGTGCCGCGCAGCAGTGACAGATCGTCCAGCGCGCTGATGTCCGCCGTCCGGTTGTCGCGGTCCGGGTGTACTTCGAAATCGTCGATGCGGCCGCGGATCAGCGGGTACAGGGTGTCCCCGGTGACGACTTCGACTTTGACCGGGGCTGCGGGTGCGATGTCGTTGACGATCGGCGAGTCCGGGTTCTCCGGGCTGTAGATGCGGTCGGCGTTGCACAGGCCGAAGGAGAGGCTGCCGACCATCGGCGGCGACAACTGGCGGGCTTGGTCACGCCCGTACTGGAAGGTGACCGCGCCTCGGCGCAGGACATCGGCGGTGACGTCGTCGTTGGGGTCGTCGAAGTCGCCGTCACTGTTCCAGTCGACCGCAACCGTGTACCCGTCGGGCAACTCGGGCGTGATGTTGAAGTCATCGAATTCGGCGAACTCGCCGGTCGGGCCGCCTCCGGTCACCGCAGGCGAGCAGTGCGCCAGGAGCTGCACTTGCAGGTTGTTGTCCGACACCCAGGCGGGCGCCGCGTCGGAGTGGCGTGCCGTCCAGTCGCGGCCGTCGGGCGAGGTCTCCCAGTACAGGGTTCCGGCGGTCTCACGGACCCGCAGCCACGCATGCTCGGCCGCGTCGTAGGGGAGGGTGGCGCCGCCCTCGTCGGTGAAGTCGACGTGGACGGTCATCAGCAACAGGTTGGTGGCCGCGTCGATCTCGAACACGATCTGCGTACCCACCACACCGGAGAGGATGAGCAGCTGGGCGTACGCCTCCGACATTCCCGCGCTGGGGGGCGGGAAGGCATGCACGCCCGCATACGACTCGTCCAGAGTGTAGGCGGCTGCGGAGGCGTACGCGGCGAACCCGGTGTCGCAGGGCACGCGGGCGCGGCCGTCGGGCTGGTCGGGCAGTCCGCCGCCGCCCTCGTTGTAGTTGGCCGGCCACTTCTCGGTGTCGACGGTTGTCGAGGTGAAGTCGTCGGTGAGCTGGGCGAACGGTGCGACGTTGAAGTTGTCGAACTCCGCGAAATCGTCCGTGCCGCTGTCGCGGTGCGCGACGAGCTGCACCTGAAGATCGGTATCGGATACCCACGTGGGAGCTGCCGCGGTACGCCGTGTCGTCCACGTGACGCCGTCCGGGGATGTGTCCCACAGCAGATCCCCGCCGGCTTCTCGGACCCGTAGCCAGGCGTGGGCGGCCGGATCGTAGGGCAGCAGGACGGCGCCCGGGTCGAAGAATCCGGTTCGCAGTTCCATCGCCAGGTCGCCGGTTGCGGCGTTGACTTTCATCACCGCGTCGGTGCCGGGCGTCGCTGAGGTGACCAGTAGTTGCGCCCACGCGTCGACTGTGGCGCCGCCCGCAGCCGGGGGGAAGACCTGGGTGCTGGCCGCCGATCCTTCGAGGGTGTAGATCGCGGCCGATGCGTACCCGGAGAATCCTGTGTCGCAGGCGACGCGGGCCCGGCCGCCGGTCTCGGAGAAGGTACCGAACGAGTCCGGCCATTTGGCGGTGTCGACGGTGTTGTCGTTGAAGTTGTCGGCGAGGGCAGCGAACGCGTTGACGTTGAAGTTGTCGAACTCGGCGAAGTCGTCGACACCGCCGTCCCGGTGGGCGATCAGCTGAACTTGCAGGTCGACGTCCGCCACCCACGCCGGAGACGTCTCCGTACGCCGTGTCGTCCATGTGATGCCGTCCGCGCTGGTCTCCCAGTGCACATCCCCGCTGTCCTCCCTGATCCGCACCCAGGCGTGCGCGACCGGGTCGTACGGCAGGCTGGTGAAGCCCGGGTCGAAGAACCCGACGCGTACCGCCATGCCGAGGTCGCCGGTTGCGGCGTTGACTTCGATGATGGCGTCGGTGCCGGCGGTGGTGGAGGTGATGAGGAGCTGCGCCCACGCCTCCGTGGCCGCGCCGCCCGCAGCCGGGGGGAACAGTTGGCATTTGGCCTCGGATGCTTCGAGGGTCCACGCTTCGTCGGTCGCGTAGGCGTTGAACCCGGTGTCGCAGGCGACGCGGGCCCGGCCGCCGGTCTCACTGTGGGTGCCGTACGAGTCGGGCCACTTCGTGGGGTCGACGACGTTGTCGTTGAAGGTGTCCCGCAGCGTGCCGATCAACGCCATGTCAGGCCCTCCTCGCTGCGGGGAGGCGGTTGGTGCGGTTCAGGCGGTCCATGGATTTCGCCAGCCAGTTGTCGAGCTCCATCTGGGAGCCGATCACGCCGTCGTTGTGGATGTGCAGGTGGAGGTCTCCGCTGGGCGCGGCTGCGGAGGGTCCTGTGGTGCGCGGCGAGCGGGTGGTCATCGAGTTGAGCTGATCGAACAGCCCGACGCCGTAGCGGCGTACGGCGGCTGCGCGGATCATGTACTCGCCGTCGGAGGCAAGGACCGGCACCCTGTCCGAGGTGCCCGTGCCCGGTCCCTGGATGAGTCCGCCTCGTGCGTATTTGCCGTAGCGGCCGTAGGTGCCGAAGTTTCCCCAGTCGCCGAAGTTCCGGCCGTACGGGTTGCCCTTCCAGATTTGTGCGATCTCGTCGTGGAAGCGGTTGACGTTGCTGCTCATGCCCTTGAAGGTCATGTCCTCGAAGACCTTCTTCCCCGACTTCACCGCCTTCTTGATCTCATTGACCGCAGCCCAGAACCCGTCCGCGATTTTCATCTGGTGCCGCTGGAAGTTCTTCGACATGCCCTGGAAGGAAATGTCCTCGAACAGCATCGACCCGGACCGGGTCCACCGGCCGGTGTCCACCAGGCGTTGCAGCTCGGCGGCGGCTGCCCCGAATCCGGTGGTCGGGCTGCTGCTCGCGCGCTGCATGGTTGCCGTGCGGGGAGTGGCCGCTGCTGTGGCCTTCTTGGCTGCTGCCGCTACCTGCGGCATCGCCGTTTGGAGCCCGGTGATGAGGCCGCGTCCGATGTCGCGGCTGATGGCTGAGACAGCGGACGCGGCGAGCGTGCGGGCCCGCTCGGCAGCGGAGTTGATTGTGTTCCGCATCATCGCGACGATGGCCTGGGCGATGCGGCCGATCGCCGAGGACCCGGCCATGCCTGCGGTATTGCTGGTGGTGCCGGTGTCCAGGCGGCCGTCGTTGATTGCTTTGAGTAGGGGCAGGTGCTGGCGGGTGCGGCGGGCGTTGACGACGAACTCGTTCTTGCTCAGCCACGGCGCGAACACACTGTCCGAGGTGCCCGTGCCCGGGCCCTCCACCATGCCGCCGTTGGCGTAGCCCTTCCCCCGGTACTTGAACCCGCTGCCCGTGTACAGGCCGCCGGTGGCTGCGTTGGGGCCGCGGCCGCCCTGGCCGGTGTAGATCGTGCGGTTCTCGGTGATGTTGACGTAGTGCGCAGTCAGCTTCGTCGACCTGCTCCTAGGCAGGTTGTTGATCGCCCTCAACGCCTCGGCGATCTTCGACTGCCAGTCGTCGATGTTCGCCGTCAGCTTGGCTTTCTTGTCACCCTTGGCGGTCTTCAGCTGCTGCTCGGCCTGCGCAACCTTCGCCTTCCACACGTCGATATCGGCGGTCAGCTTCGCCCGCTTGTTGCCCTTCGCCTTCACCAGTTGCTGCTCGGCCTGCGCGACCTTGACTCTCCAGTCGGCGATGTCGGCGGTCAGTTTCGCTTTCTTGTCGCCCTTGGCGGTCTTGAGTTGCTTCTCCGCAGCGGAGATCTTCGTTTTCCAGTCGGTGATGTCGGCTTTCAGCAGCGCCGTCTTGTTCGGCGTCTTCAGGATCTGATCGGCGAGGGCTTTGGCCTCTTTGCGTGTGAGGCCCATCTGTATTGCGGACTCGATGAGCTTCCCGCGCCCGCGGTCGTAAATCCCGTTGACGGTAGACCACGAGGCGCCGTTCTCCCTTGCGGCCTCCGCGGCCTTCATCGTCGATGAAGCGAGGTTGTCCAAGGCCTGGTTGTTCGCGCGGCCCTTCTCTGTGTTCTCGTCCAGCGTGCGGCCGTTCTCCCGCGCCGCCTCCGCGGCAGCGTCGATGGCCGCCTCCATACCGCGGATCCCGCCGCGCGCCATGAGAGTCGCCTCGTTCAGTGCATGGATCGCCTGCCGCAGCCCGTCCGTGCTCTGCTTCTGCTCGGCGAGCTTCGCCGACGTGGCCTGCGCCTGCTGCCCGAACAAACCCATCGCATCAGCAGCCAACTGCTGCTCGAACTTCGCGTCCTCCAACGACGCCTTGTAATCGTCGAGACGGCTCGTGAACTCCTTGGTATCCCGGCCGCCCTTGCCGTACTCCGCCGTCAGCCGCTTCAACGCAGCAGCAGCAAGGTCCGCCTTCCCGTCCTTGACGAGATTCGCGAGCGCTTTGTCAACGGAGTCGAGGTTCTCCTTCGCCTCCTTCACCGGCGTGGAATCCCAGCCGGTCCAGCCGACAAGGAACTGCTGCACCTTGTCGGCGGTGCCCGGGTCGGTCAGCGCCTGCACCTTGTCGTTCAGGCCGCCAAGGTCGCTGCCGAACGCCCTCGCGGCCTCCCCCGCGACCTTCCCGGACTTACCGAGCCGGGCCAGCGACCCCGTCAGCTTGTCGACGTCCGGGGGTGCCTGCCTCCCGATCTGCGACAACTCGGTGAGCGCGATCACCAACAGGCCGATCCCGGTTCCCGCCAGGGCAATCTTCGTGGCACGCGACATCACACCGATCGCCGCCGCCAGCCGAGGCAGCACACCCGTCGCGCCCGCCGCCGCCACCCGCATCGCGGTGATCGCCGCACCGAACGCGGCCAGACCAGTCGAAGACGCAGCCATTGCCACGGCCGCAAGCCGGACCGCCTTCAACGCGATCGCCAACTGCAGCATCGCCGTGATCACACCCGGCGGCACCGCGGCCGCAATCCCGGCCAAAGCGTTCACCACCACCAGCAGGCCAGGCCCGACGTTCGCTGCACCTTCGAGGATGTTGCCCAGCGCCTGCGCCACATTCGACAGCACGTCCCGCACCAGCGGCCCGTTAGCGCGCGCGTACTCCATGAACTCGGCCACGCCACCGCTGATCTTCCCCGTGTCCAGGGTGCGCGTGAACCGGATCAGCGCATCATTGGCCTTCGACAGGGCGCCCGTCGCGAACTCCGCGAACGACTGCATAAACCGGTCGAAGCCAGCGGATTGAACGCCGCCCGCAGCGATCGTCACAAACCGGTTCAGCTGCTGCGACGTGCCCTGAACCAGCGGAGTGAGCTTCGGGAAGACTGCACCGAACGCGGCGAACGCTTTCGTCGCCACCGGCATCGTGTTGTCGGCGAGACTGTCCGACCACTCCCGGTACTGGTCACTGAGCACACTGAACGCCGCCGCCGCAGTCCGGGTGGCTGGGGGCAGTGCGGAGAGCGCCGCCCGGTAGGCGTCCTGTGCCTTGGCGGCCTCCGCCGAGCTGGCGCCGTGGGTCTTGACTGCGTCGGCGGCCTTCTTCTCCGCCTCCGCCACATCCTTGATCGCCACGACCTGTCCTGCGATGGCCGCACCGAATACGCCCACGGCCACGGCGGCCGCACCAAAGTTCGCGGCCAGGGGAAGAATATGGATGGCCTGCGCCGCAATCGGAAGGAGCGCCGGGGCCAGCAGTAGCGCGGCGGAACGCAGCTTGTCCACCGCGCCACCCGCATCGCCGAAGCCGCCTCCGAGGTTGTTGAGGCCGTCCCTGACGCGGCGGATGACACCGTCGAGATCGTCCATGTCGCCGCGCAGGCTGCGGGCTTGGGTGCCGAGCAGTCGCAGTGCGGCCGCAGCGGCGAGGGCCTGCGCGGCCAGGCCGCGCAGCGCGCGGGTGGTGTCGGCTGCCTCGTCCCGCAAGGCTCGCAGCGCCGCCGTGGCCGCGGTGGTGCCGGCTGTGTCCGTGTCGATGCGGGCGCTGATACGGATGGGGCCGAGCTGTTGGAGGTCGCGTACAGCGGCGCGGACCCTGGCGGCTCCTGGCCCGGTCCCGTCATCGACGGTGACACTGATGCTGGCGCCGCGCAGTGACGCGAGATCGGCGCGTACGAGACCGATGCGTCGCTGCAAATTCCGCAGTGGGCCGTCGGCCTGGTTGACCATGCGGCGGATGTTGCGGACCGCGTCGGCGGTGTTCATGTCGACGCGGATCGTCGCAGTGCCGATCAGCTCAGCCATCGAGTGTCACCCCCATCGAGGCGAGGAACGACTGGCTAGCGTCCTCGCCGCCTTGCCACCACCAGGGCGCGCCGTCGTCCGGCTTCTGCTCCATCTCGCGGCGTTCGCGGCCGGGCAGCGCCCATGCGGAGACTCCGAGGTCGGCGTCGAAGCGGGCTCGTGCCTGTTCCTCGGTCTGTCCGTCGTGGACGATCAGCCGCTGCAGCATTTCTGTGTAGATCGCGTTCAGGAAGCGGTCGGCGGGGAGGTCTGCGAAGTCGACTCCGCGGGCTGCGTATTCGCCGTCGAGTTGGTGCCAGATTCCGGGTTGGCAGATCCATCCGATGAGTCCGGCGACGGCTGTGTAGGGCGCATGCCGTATTCCTCCAGGAGCCACAGGACGACGTCGGCCATCTGGTCGTCGTCGATCGGCTTCGTCTTGTCCTTTAGCCGGGCGGTGAACCGCTGGAAGGAGTCCTCCAGGAGGGCGAGTTCGAGGGCACGCTTCAGGAGATCGTGCTGTTCCTGGTAGGTGTCGGTTTCGCCGGTGCTGTTGTAGAGGGTGACGAATTCGGCGTAGATGTCGCCGGGCAGTGCGGGTGCGGCTTCGAAGGTGTCGCCATCGATGGTGAAGGTGAGGCGCTTGCGCTGGCGGCTGAAGTCGCGGGCGGAGGGCGGCGGCGCGGCTGCGGCCATGATGGGGGGCGGGTTGGCGGTCATGCCGTTCGGGTGCTGGAGGAGTTCGGTCATGCGGGTGACGGTAGGCACCCCCCGCGCATGATCATTCCGGTGGCTCAGAGTGCCTCGCGCAAGGCCTTGTTGAGGAAGTCATTGGCCTGGCTGCCCGGGTGATTGACGAGCTGGGCGAACACGACCCTGCCGTTGACGGTGAAGCGCAGAGCCTTCGCACGCACCGGCCGGATCTGGTGCGGCCTCGTGCCGTTGACCACGTACTGGGTGGCGTGGTGCGTGGAGACGATCACCGCTGACAGGTCGCGGCCACGGCCCTCGATGTGCCAGACGATGCCGCGCCCCATACTGCCCGGCGCCAACTCCCGGGCACGGTTGACGACACGGATGGTACGGCGCCGCAGGTTACGGTCGACGAGGCCGCCGGGCAGGCGCAGCATGCGTTCCAGCCGGGTGCGGTCGATGCGGATCTGCCCGGACTTGATGAAGTCGGCCATCGGTCAGTTCCTTCCGAGGGCGACGAGCGCGCGCAGTTCGGAGCCGACGCATCCGCCCTCGGGGCCTTGTGCGGTCTGGGGGCGGACGAGGAAGTCGGAGATCTCGCGGTCGGTGTCCATCTGGCAGAGCGCGACAGACACCGCGCGCAGGGTCTCGTACGCGTCGCGGGCAACCTCGCGGGCGGAAGCGTCGAGCGCGGTTACCGTGGGGGCCAGCTCTTGCCCGTCGGGGTTGGGGGCGCAGCGGACGATCTGCACGACGAGTTCGGCAACTTCCCATGGGGCGTCGCACGGGCCTACCTTGACGGTCTGCGGGTCGGGGAAGTCCTCCGACGGGTACACCTGGGCGACGGACACGGCGAGCATGCCGCAGTCGCAGGCGTCCCAGGCGATGGCTCCGGGGATGACGCCAGAGCGGTCAGGCTTGACGGTGAGGTCGGCGTGGATCGCGGCGCGGAGACGTTCGGCGACGGTGTACCACTTCAACTCGCCGGAGATCATCGACATGTTCAGGTCCCCGCTCTCCGCACCGTCGGCCGGTCCACCGAATACACCCGTGAGCGTTGCCGCAGCCCGTACGGATTCCATGTGCTGACGAACATGTCCACCAGATACAGCCCTGTGCGGCCCTGCCGGAACAACTCCCCGACATCGGGATAGCTGATGGTCACGCCCTGCCGCACCAACTGCTGCAACCCGGCCGGCAGCTTGCAGTCCCCGCCCGCCGCAGCCTTCGCGATCTCACACGCCAACTGGCCCACAGCCAAAGAGGCGCCCTCCGGCAACGACTCCCCGTACGTTGCCGTCACCGACCACGTACCCACCTCCGTGTCGTCCAGGTTTAGATCGTTGCAGCGCGGCCACCGCCCGCCATCCGTACGCACCAGCAGCCGGTTATTGTCGACGCGGTACGCGCCCGACACCATCGGCGTACCGTCGATCTTCACCTCAACGATCGTGTGCACCGGAGCCGGAAGCCGCACCTCCGACACCTCAGTGCACGAGCAGTCACCCGTACACGACCCGCAGGTGAGGTTGTACCAAAGCCCCCCGACCAGCGCGGGCTGCGGATAGGAGCCCGACGCCCACGGCGGCCCGAAGTCGTCGTAGAACGAACCGGTCTGGCACTCGCGGGCGCACGGCCGCAGCGTGACCTGGCACGTCCCGAACCGCATGCCCGTCAAAGCCCACAGCGTTTCCGTCGCCATGCTCACGGCGATGCCGGTGACGGCAGGGTTCAGCGTGTCCAACTCGCAGGTCCAGGTGACGGGCCAGTCCGCGCACGGCCCGCTGATTCCGCCCGTTCCGGACGGTGTACTCAGGATGGGGTTGATGACCGGCATGCTGGGCCCCTTCTCAGCTGATCCCGTACCACTGGGAAGCCCAGCCGGTGTTGATGCGGGTAGTGGTCTGCTGGGTGAGGTCCAGCGATGCGGGCAGGGACGTTTGGCCGGTGAGCATGTTCGAGTAGCGCAGCTGCGGCGCGGTCAGGTTGGCGTTCACCGAGATTCCCGCGCCGGACGCTTTGAAGTGCAGGCCGTTCGTGGTCCAGGTGCCGTTCAGTAGCATCGCGATGAAGTATTCGCCCGGCGCGGCGGTGAACGTGGCGGCCAGGTCCACGGGTTTAGCGATGGCGCCGGTCATGAGGTCGGCGGCAATGTCGGCGGTGGTACCGAGGCGGGTACCAGCCGAGTTGTACACGCCGAGGTAGCAGTCGCTGAGGCTGGCCCCGGTGTCGATGCCGGACAGCCCGAACCAAATCTGTGACCAGGTGATCGACTTGCGGATTTGGATTTTCGTGAGGGTGATGATGCCCCGCACATCCGAACCGGCCGGGGAGCCGGACGACTGGGCGGTGACGTGCCCGGCCATGTCCGGATCGTACGTCCAGGCGAGGAGGCCCTGATCCGTCGGGTAGTTGCCGGGGAAGTCGAGGTTGATGCCGGACGCGGACGGCCCGGCCCCGGAGACTTTGACGACTTCCAGCGTGGACCCGGCTTTCAGGTTCACTGCGGTGATGTTGCTGGAGGCTTGCGCCCACTGCAGGCGCAGCGTCCCGGCTGTGGCGCCGGTGACGACGATGCCGTGCGGCAGCACCATCAGTCCGGCCAGCGACGCTGACGACGCCATCACACCCACGTCGACCTCGGAGCCGAACTGGCGGCCGGCCATCTTCAGCTGGGCAGCCCCGTCGGGGGTGGTGGTGCCGAGGGTTCCGGCGACGGGCGACCAGCCGCCCGACGCTCCGGATGGGGCGGTGAAGCTGATGGTGGCGTCGGCGGCTTCGGGCCCGTCGAACAGCAGCATGCTGGTGAAGCGGTAGACGCTGTTCGCTTCCAGGGAGGCGAACAGGTGCAGGTCGTCGCTGACGGTGGTGTCGGCTGTGCGGGCTTCGTCGGCGGTCTTTACTTTGAGCTGGGTCAGCGCCGACAGTGCAGCGATCTGCGTGTCGGTATAAGCGCGGTCGGCGTGCGGATCAACCGCAGCGCTGTGGGCGGCGACCGCGGTGGTGATGTCGCCCTGGGTCGCTGCCTGTGCTGCCGCACCCACCCCGATCTCGAACGTCTCGGAGTCGATGTGAACCCAGTAGCGGCCTTCTTCGACGTAGAACGTCAGCCGCCCGGTCCCCGATGTTGACATCGGATTCGCGAGCGGTGTCGTGCCGGCCGCGTCGGCGTACAGCGTGGCGAGCGTGTTCGAGGCGTGTCGGAACACTCTCGCGGTCACGTTCGCCGCCAACTCCCCGGAGGGGAACCAGAACAGCTCGCTGTACTGGGCAAGCGCCATGGCTCCCCCTCGGGGCGGGTCAGGTTATGCGGCGAGCGTGGTCGGGTCGCAGGCGGCGGTCGGCGGCGCGGTGGTGGTCACGTTCCACACCCAGTGCTCGTCTGTCAGCACTGACTCACCAGCCGGAAGCCAGTCCCCGCCGACGAGGGTGTCCCAGTTCGCTGCGGCTCCCCTCGTTTCGGAGGTGGTTTCCAGGGTGGAGCGGCCGTTCTCGATGGTGTAGCCGCCGATCATCGTCGCGCCGACGTTGGGCCACGCGTTGTACACGTACCGCTGGTTGCCGTCCGCGTCGCACGCCCCGGAGCCTGCGACTTCCTGCCACACCTCCAGGCTGTACCGGTTGGAGGAGGATCCTTCGGCGACGGCGAACCCGGTGCCGGTGGTGGGAGTGCCGGTCATGAGTTCGCGGGCGGACATGACGTGGGCCATGCCGGACACGTTGAAGAGGCAGTACTGCGCCGTGAGCTGCATGCGCTTGAGGATGGGGTCGTCCTTCTGGTTCACGCACGCCTCACCCGATGCGGTGCGCTCGAAGAACTCGGTGCCTTCCTCGTACTGGGGTTCCTGGACGACCTGGACGAAGCCGGTGGTCACGATGACCAGGCCGCCGTCGCCCGTCACGGGGACACCGCACGCGTCGAGTTCGATGATTCGGAGGTGCGTGCCCTTGATCGGGGTGGCGCACGTGGAGACAACAGCCATGACAATCCCCTAGTCGGTGGGCACGCCGAGCGTGATCTGCGCGGCAAGTAGGCAGCATTCGAAGCCGATGACGTAGGTGCGCTCGGCGATCATGCGGATGGTGTTCTCGGACCGGTCAAGGGACTCGCGGACGTCGGTGAAGAACACGTCCGAGCGGTAGCCGAACGCGGCACCCGTGGCATAGATCCATGTGGTTCCGGCGGCCGGTGCCGACCCGTCAGGGCCGCTGCCGGTGTAGCCGCCGCCCACGACGACGAGGTTCCCGCCGGTCGTGTACAGGCGGCCGTCCCGCTCGGCGATAAGGTTCCACGCCGCCAACGTGGGTAGCGCCTCACGGGAGACGTGGATGAGGCCTTGGCCGGCGTAGCAGTCCGCGAGTTCGGCCTCCAGCTCGCCCAGCGCGTGAGCGACGTCAGCACCGGTCACCGCCGGGGACGCGACCGGCTGAAGCACAATGTCCTGCGAGTCGACAACCTCCGTGTCGGCGGCGAGGTGCGGGAACACCACCGCCTGCGACCCGGCGGTGCCGGTCCAGAACGCGGCCTCTACCTGCTGCTGCTCGACACGCGCCAAAGCATCAGCGGCCACCGACTCCGCGCCGCCCACACCGACCGCGGAGCATTCAAACTCGGCGTACACCGTGAACGGTGTCGCCCCGCGGTAGGTCTGCTCAACGTTGCCGGTTTTGGCGGCGGGTTCGGGGGGTGCGCCGGTGCCGGTGACCGTGAGGCACTCGTCGTAGGTGGTGTCGCCGGTCGGGCAGCGGTCCACCCAGGTGACGCCCTGCTGCCAGTGCGGCGGCGGGGGCGGGTGCTGGATTGTGTCCCACAGCCCGTAGGGCAGGGCGGTGAACGCTGGTGGGTCGATGAGTTGGCGTGCGGCCATCGGCGCTCACCACCCTTCTATCGTGCGATCGCAGTGACGAGGAACCGAAGATCCCGAGCACTCCCGGTGTAAGCCCACAGCTCTTTGCCCGCAGGAAGTACAAGATCGCTCAGGCTGAGGCTGTTCGATGACGAGCTGACCTCTGCGGATGCGAATCCCAGGCGCTCCAGAGTGCCGCCGATGTGTACTTGCCGATCCACCTCGGCAGAGTCGATCAACTTCGTTGCTGTATTGGCTGAGATAGCCACGACCGCGCCGTAGAAAATCGCCATCAAACTGCTCCTCTCGCTGGCATCTGGATCAGACCCTCTCCGCGCCGTCCAGCAGCGCTGAGGTGGATCCGTTGACCTGGAAGCCGACGGTGTACCGGCGGGACTCGTGGCCGACGCGGGCGATGAGGTGGCACTCCTCCGACCAGGCGGCGGTGTGGTCGTTGGTCTCGTTGAGAACCGAGTCGCGGATCACGCCGAGATCGAGGGAGAGGCCGTTGCCGTGGACGAAGGTGCCGGCCGCATAGATGAGGAAGTCGACGGTGGTCGGCCATGCGGTCATCGCCGAGCTGTTGCCGAACTGCGAGGCGCCGCGGACCTGCCAGTCGTTGACCCACTGGACGCGGACGTTGCGGGCGGTGAAGTACGAGTCGACCTCGGCGTTGGTGACTGCCTGGAGTTCGACGCCTGCCTTCCACGCGAGGTCGCCGCGGATGACCTCGCGGACCCAGTACGGGAGGACGACTTCGAGGATGTCGTCGATGCACATGCCGTACCGGGCCCGGTAGTCGGTGGCCGCGAGGCCGACCGCGTTGTAGATGCGGGGTGCGGCGGCGTCGGTCGCGGCGCCCCCGTCAATGGTGGTGGTGGCGCTGGATGCGAGGAGCATCTGCGCGATGAGGCGGGCGTTGATGACGTGTGCGTGTGCTGCCATCAGCAGTTGCAGCATGTTGGCCGTGGCCTCAGGGAACGCGTCGTCGGTCAGGTTGCCTGCGGTGAGGCAGTAGCCGTAGCACTCCAGGCGGACCTCTTCGAAGTCCGGGCAAGGGACGCGGATGCAGGGCTTGGTGGGGTCGCCGGTGGCGGCGGCGATGTCGCTAGCCTCGGTCCACAGGAACGGCGTGCTCTCGTTGGAGAGGGTGGCGGCGAACTCTGCGAAGGCGGTGCCGCCGCCGAGCGCGTCCGCGAGGGACGGGCTGGTCGGGAACTGGATGCCGCCGCGGCTGACGCCGAAGGTCGGCAGGTCGATCATGCCGTCTTCGCAGGCGATGTTGAAGAAGTCGTAGCGGATCTCCGACGGCGCGCACCATCCGCCACCGGCCACCAACGCCTGCTGCTTGTCCGGGCCGGTGAGGTACTCGATGAGTTCCTTCATCTCGCCGCGGGACGTGCGGTCGTCGACGGTGTGACCGAAGTCGTTACGGATCGATGCGACGAGCTGCTCGGACGGCTGGCCCTGCGTGACCGGCATGGACTTGGCCTTGCGGGCGACCACGTCGGCCAACGAGCCGAGGGTGGGCAGTTCACCGCCGTGGGCCACGCCGGGAATGTCGACGGATGCGGTGACGGCGAGACGCTTCTCGGGGACCTTCGGCTTCGGCGCGTGCGCGGCGGTCTCGGCCAGAGATGCGGTCGCCCGGCGGGCGACCTCGCCGGGCCGGACGGTGCCGCCGCGGCGGTCCATCATGAACGTCGACAGGGCGGCGGTGACGCCCTGCGCGGTGGCCTGCGCGATGGCCTCAGCATCGACCGCGGGGGCTGCGGGCTGCTGCTCGGCTGCGGCGGGGGCTCCGCTGACGCGGGCCTGCAGAGAGGCGAGCTGGTCGGCGACGCGGGCCTGCTGGAGGCTGGCCTCCTGCTCGGCGCGGACTTCACGCACCCTCAGTTCGGCGCGGATGCGGTCGAGGTCGTCGGTGAGGCGCATCGCGTACTGGAGCGTCTCGGGGTCGACGTTGTCGGAGCCGTGGACGCGCTCGAACTCGGCAACCGCCTTGGCTTCAAGCTCGGCGAGGTCGGTGTCGCTGCTGAGTGTCAGATCTGACGGGGCACTGAAGAGCTCTTCGGCTGCCACGTTGTCCTCCGTTGCGAAGAGGGTTGTGCGCCCGTCGTGTTGGCGCCCTTTCGCCGGAGGTTAGCGCATAGCACACGCACCGGCAAAGAGTCAATTACCTTTGCCGGTGCGGTGATTGTAAAGGTCAGGAGCTTGGCGGGGGCGGCGGCGGAGGTGCCGGACGACGCCTCTTATTGCAGCTGCACACGATCCATTCACCCCCTTCCCGGGTGGACACGACGCGACAGCATCCGCATCACAATCCGCACCGCGTCACGCTCCACATCCGCATGCGAGCGACCCCACGCCACCTGCGGACGACCCGCAGCCACCAACGCCTGCGGCTCCCCGCTCGCCACCCGCGCGCGCATCTTCGGCACCGGGAAACCAGGCACATTGACCGCGAGCAGCCCAACCAAGCGGAGCTGGCCGCCGATCCGCCGCCAGTCCCCAGACACCTGCCCGGCTGCCTGCAACTCGTACACCCGCAACGGATCCGCACCCGGCCGGATCGACCCCGCCACCCAGATCCCATGCGCATCGTTGCCGACCGCGACATCGGCGACCGCCGACCCGGTGTTGTCGTAGTGCTCCGCCGCAGGGGACGCCCCCAAGCTGATGTGCGCGTGCCCGGTACCCAAGGTGATCTGACCGACCGCCACCCGCGACCCGTCCGCGCAAACAACCTCACCAGTGCGGTAGTACGGGTGGTCGCTCTCTCGCGGAGCCTGCACACAACTGCCGTCGAATCCGATGTGGCATACGCCCCACTGCGCAGCGTGCCCGTAAATCCGGCCGTCGTCCGTCACCGTGATCGGGGTGGGCAGGCTGAGCTTCGGATCCGAGAACCAGGCGGCAGGCGGCTTCCACACCCCACCCGACGCAGCCACCGCGTGCAACGCGCGGAACGGCTCCGGCTCCTGGCCCGCGTCCCGCAGGTGCTTCGCCACGTGGTCGTACACGCCGCGCCGGTCCGCGTCCGGGATGCTCGCCCCGCCGCGCGCGCCGTGCAGGGCACCGATCGCCGCCGAGCACGCGGCGAGGTTCGCCGCGCCAACGCTGCCGTCCGCCGACACCTCATGGTGGAGGAACTTCGCCGCACTCTTGGGGAGTTCGCCGTCCTCGACCGCGCCGCCGTCGTACCAGCCGTACGCGGCCCGCGCCTTATCCACCGTCAGCGGGCCGTTGATGCGCTTCTCGTTCGCGCCCGCGTCCCACGGCCCGTCGGAGGTGGCGGTGTCGTGGGTGCCGACCGCGCCCATCTCCTGCACCGCGAGCGCCTGGACCGCGGCTTCACCGACGGGCTGGCCGCCGGCCACGATCGCGCCGGCCTCGTCGAGGAGCGCGACGTACGCCTCGGCGAACGCGGGGATGTCGACGAGGGTCGCGGCGCGGATGCGGCCGCCGTGGAAGATGACTTTCTCCGGCTGGGCGAAGAGCATCTCGAAGAGGTCGCCCTCGTCGTCCATGCCTTCGTTGACGTCTTCGGGGAAGACGTATTCGACGTCGGCGTCCGCGATGCTGTCGGCGTCGATGGAGACGCCGCGGATGAATTCGCCTTTGATCATGTCGTGGACGCGCTGGCCGTCCGCTTCGGCGAGGTTGAGGACTCCGGCGCCCATGATCTTGTTGCCGTCGCGCCACACCTTGTCGATGCGGCCGACGTTGACGGCGACGGTGTGGGGTTCGCCGCCGTGGGAGTCTTCCTTGTTCCAGCGCAGCGGGATGGGGAGGTCTGCCCACTGCAGGGCGCCCTCGGCGAACTCGCGGCCGTCGCCGGTGACGATGCCTTCGACGGCGAGGACGCCTTCCCACGGGGCGGTCTCGCCCGCGTAGTCCATGTCGTCGTCGTCGGGCTTGTCGTCGTCTTCGGCGTACAGCGCGGCCTGTTGTTCCAGGGCTTGCGCCTCGGTTTCGTGGCAGCCCATCAGTTCGGCGCCGTCTTCCTTGACGACGGCCCACGGCGTATCGGCGCCGCAGTCCGGGTGATCCTGCTCGACGCGATACGGCATCGTGCCCTCCATGTCGGTGGTTTGGTGCGGCATTGTGTCCGCGGAAGCCGCCAAGATCATTCCGGCGGCTGCTGCCTGCTCATCGGCCTGCGGCCACACGGTCACCAACGTGCCCCGGCAACGGGACCCGCCGAGGCAGCCCGTGTAGCCGCCGGACGGGTACGCAGCGCGGGCATCGGGCAGCGTGGTGTAGCGGGTGCCGTCGATGTCCCTGCATGGGGCACATGAGTTGCGATCAAGGATTTCGCTGGCCGTGTACTCGGCCGGGGGTGCGACCGCGAGAACGGCCATGCGGCCCTCGTTCTGCGCGGCGCTCATGGCCGCCCCAACCTGCTCCTCCACTGCCGCACCCGACAGTCCGGCGAGGTGCTCGTCCACCTGGCCCGCAACCTCCTCGGCCGAGCCGGAACCCCACACGCGCATCGCCTGCCGGACCGCGGACTGCACCAGGCCTACGCCGAGCACGCGGGCTGTCGTACGGCCGACCTGTCGTAGCCGGTCACGGATCGCCGCCGCGGTGACCGCCTCGTCGTCGAGGGACCACTCGGGAATGTCGACGCCTTGGGCTTCGGCTTCGGCCTGCTGGGCTTCGCCTGCCTCCCGCGCGTACGCGATCATGCGGGCGATCAGGAGACGCGAGCCGTCGTCGGTGTCCACGGTCAGCCCGTCGAGGCGGTCCAAGTCGTCGGCCTCGGCGGCGGCCTGGATGCTGGCGGTGACCTCGGCGCGCATCGCCTCCTGCACCGTGGCCCACGCCTCCACCGTGCCGTCGACCGCTTCGTGCCACGCCTTGTCCATCTGCGCGAAGTCGGCGTGCGAGGCAAGCTCCAACTGGGTGGGCTGACGGCGCAGCGGACCAGCCGCCGCAGCCGTCACCGGCTCGGTGCGCACAGTTCCCGTCACAAGAACCGGAACAGGCAGATGGGCTTCGAGGGCGTCCCGCACCATGGAGACCGCCACGTCGCCGCCCTCGCCGGTCTCGACCTCGACACGGATCGACGGCAGGGGCGAGCCGTCAGCCGCGGCCGTGGGCTGCCGGTGCTTCTCCGTCTGCCGGGCCTGCGCCGGAGTCATGCGCTTCGGCGCCCGTCGAGACCGCTTACCGCTTCGCGAACCCATTGCTACTCCGAGGGGAGACGGTGGTCAGAAAACCCGTGGTGTCCAGATGCGGGGACAGCCGGCCGATCGTGAGCTGCCCGAACGCGCTCAGCCGTGCCTCGTACACGCCCGACGTTCCGGGTCTCGGTAGCGTCTGCAGCTTGGCTGCCGCGTGCGTGAACGGGCAGCTGTAGGCGTGCGAGGAACACAGCGCCGGGTGCAGCAGGTCCGGCGGACGGCCAGCAGCGAACCGGACTGCGTGCAACGCTTTCGCCTGTTGGGCCATCCGCTCCGCGCGTGCTTCGGCCGCCGCCTGCCGGGCTGCTTCGTCTGTCGGTGGCGGTTCGTCGCGGGTGGCGGGTGCGGCGCGTTCCTCTGCCTGCGGGGCGTCGTCCTGTGCTGCTGCCGCGGCGGGTGTCTGGGCTGCGACGGGGGTGATCTCGACGCGTTCGCCGACGAGTTGAGACAGGGCAGATCCGGCGCCGGAGGGCAGCGTCTTGATGATGACCTTGAGGGCCTGCTCCTTCAGCTCGTCGCCTTCGGGCCGGTCGTCCTCGTTAAAGCCGGTCTCGCGACGGAGTGCGGCGCCGTTGATCTCCAGCCGGTCGTACAACTGGACTGCGTCGTCGCTGCGGTCGGGGCGCAGGGTCAGTTCGCTCATGTCGTACCAGACGACCCAGGTTGCCCAGTCCTCCACGCCGGAGGCTTTGAGGCGCGGCTGGAGGTAGCCGGTCGTCAGCGCCTGAGAGACGAGTTCAGCGTCGGGGGCCGTGTTGACCTTCAGGCTCGTCTCGTCGGCGATCCATGCGGAGTTGCCAGTGAAGAAGACGTGCCCGTTATCTTCGGCCAGCCACGATCGGTTGGGGGTGGTCGGGCACCAGATGGTTCCGGTGTGGGTGAACTCCTCGAAGGATCGGCCACGCGGGGCGAACGTCAATGACCTGTTCGTGGACGAAACGACGTGCTGAGTCTTGAGACGAGGCCCGTTGGCAGATGCGCCCAAGCCGGTTACTTCGTATCGGTTGACCGAGCGTCCCGACAGGATGCACGCGAGCTCAAATGCATCGCACATCGCCGGATCCTTCTGGCCGAAGGTTGAGGAATCCTTCGCCGTCACGTGCCCATCGCCCCGGACGGCGGTATCAATGAACAACTCAAGCTGCGCAGCGGTGAGCCGCTGAACGAACTCCGGCGTGACGACACGTCCCGGAGCGTGTTCGAGAATGACCTCCGCAGCAGCCGAGTTGAGGATGAAGATGGTCAGCTGACCGCTGCGCTTGACTCGCTCACGCCAGCGCGGCGCTGAGTCACGCAGCTTCGCTTCCTTGGCGAGGTACTTGGCCACCATGGCTCCCGAGACGCCGAGGCGACGGGCGATCTCCACGTTTGGCATCTTCGGGTTTTCGGCCCGCAGGCGCCGTGCTTCTGCACGGCGCGCCACGGACTCCGGTGTCGCGTATCGGCCTCCTTTGTCGAGGCTTTCGCTCGCTGGCCCAAAGAGGGCAGTCAGGGCGCGGCGGATACGTGCGCAGTTGTCGGGGTTCACTATGTGCGACTGGTGGATGATGACCTGCGGCGTATTCCGCCCCTCACGGACTCCTCGGTTGCCTTCGGTGAAGTACCAGGCGACCAACTCGACTAGGGCGTCCTGGTACTTGGGCTCTGTGGGGAGATCGGCACTCGGCGCGGCCAGAACGAGGTACTCGTGTCGCTGGGCGTCGTCGCCTGCCGCCTTGGCCGCCTGCATCAGCTCGGCGGTCGTGGTCCAGTCCCTGCCTCGCTTACGCGCCAAGCCGGACAGGATCGGCCAGCGGTGGTTGAGCGTGGTGGTCGAGGTGTGACGTCGCCCGGTGATGGTCACCATCGGTTCGTCGACCACGTCCCAGGTGTTCACTGCGAGCAGTGGTTGCCACTCGGAGAGTCCGGTGTCGTGGTTGAGCGTCAGCACCTCCTCGCCCACGGTGAGTTGGTCGTACGTCTTCCACCCTGCCCGCGTCATGATTCGCACGTTGTCCAACGTACACCAGTGGTTTAGCTCACCCATTCCGAGCAACACTTCTGGTGGGACGTTGAGTTGGGAGGCGAGGCGTTTGATCGCTGAGTCCCGCTTCTCGATGATCTTGTCGTCGGAGCGCAGCGTGAAATCAATGTGCGCGATCTTGTCGACGTACTCGCCCGGTACCCGGATCGGCATCGGCACCACGGCGGCGGCCGTGCCGGGGGTGCTGATCGCGGTCTTCGCGTTCTCGATCCACTCGGCCATGAACGGATCGGGGGCGTCTGCGAACTCCTCGCGTACGGGGAAGGTGATCTCGTCGGGGAAGACGACGACTCCGGCCGACGCCAACCGGCTGAGGTACTGGGCGGTGATGTGCCGGTTGACGAGCTCCAACTCGCGCATCGTCGACCTGGCGGCGCGGGCGGGGCTGTCGGCGATGTGGTGGAACCTTTTGTTCGGCCGCCACACCCGGATCGGCGCCATGGATTCGGGGGCGAGGGGGCGCCACTGGTCGCCGGTGCGGGGGCTGTTTTCGTCGAGGACTTCGTACTTGCCGCGGGCGGCGCGGACTTCGTCGATGCTGCGGACGGACCATTGTTCGATGCCGTTGACGTTCTCGACGATGAGGTATCCCTCGCCGGGGACAGTCAGCTGGGTGGCGAGTCCGGCCATGATTTGGGCTTGGCCGCCGACGCCTCCGGCGAAGTTGGTCATGAGGTCGACGGCGGTTCCGGCGTTGGCGCGTACGGGTTCGTCGGTGCCGGGTTCGATTTTGGCGGCGTAGAGGCGGATGCGTGAGAGGACGTTGGCTTCCCAGTCGGCGGCGTACCGGAATTCGCCGAGGTTTTGGTAGTACTCCCAGGCTTCGTTTTGCCAGGTGTCGGGGGTGCGGAGGAGTTCGGTGCGGGGGCTGGTGACGGGTGCGGCTGAGGCGGTGAGTGTCTTCGGTTCTTCGGTTGGGAGGGGCAGGGGTGTGGGCAGCGGACGCCGTCGGCTGAAGGCGTGATACCAGGCCACGAGTGCCTCCACTTAGGGCGGTTGGCTGTCGCGGGGCACGGTAGGCGCGGGCTCGTAAAGATCATTCCGGGGCGAATTCGGAATTGAATTAGGTGGGCCGGTAAACCTAATTGCTTTTTGCCAAATCGGTGCGGTTAATGCATTCTGATTTCGCGCCGCCGCTTTGAACTGAAGGCGCTCAACTCGTCACGCCTGCCACGGTGAAGGGAAGTTGCTGATGAGCCGGGACTACATCGCCGACATGAACGCCGCGATCGAGGACGCCATCCCGGAGGGGGATTACACGGCGCCGCTCGTCGCCGCCGATCTGGTGGAGAAGCTGCGCGCCGAGGACCCGGACCTGCTGTCGGGCTGGTTGGAGGTGAAGGCGGCCGTCTTCTTGGCGGATGCGGTGGCTCGGCGGTCGAACAGTCGTCGGCAGGCGGCACGCGTGTCGGCGCCGCGTCGGGCATTCGCGGAGGCGGCTCGGTCGTTCGCGGACTCGGGGGATGTTGCGGTGCTGAGTCCGTTCGCTGCGGAGTATGTGGTGGACGAGGAGAACACGCGGCGGACGGTGGCGCGGATGACGGCGGAGGATTGCCGGTTCGTGGCTGGTCGGTATGACGAGACGGCGCGGCAGGCGAAGTTGGAGGCATCGTTTCATCGGGCGGTCGCGAAGAAGCTCGGTGACCGGGTGGTGGGCGACGTGTTCACGGAGGAGCAGTACCTGACGATGTACCGCTCGGTGACGGGGAAGTCTCAGGCTCCGGTGGCTGCTGCTGCGTGAGCGGGTTCGTGTTCTGGCCGATGCACCGCGCCCCACACCGAGACGACTCCCCCCGTCATAGCTTCCCTCCTCCGGTCATCCCGCTCCGACATCCCCACCCGTCTCGTTCCATCGCCACCCTTCCCTCGTCGACCTCCCGGCGCATCCCAATACGCCACAAGCCGCGCCGACTTCCCAGTGCCCAGCAATCCGCTTCACACCTCGGCGACTGCCCCACCCCATACGCCGCATTTCTTGCCGCTCCCCACCGACTTCGCATGCCTTCGCCACCCGAGCCCAGCCGACTTCCCGTCCCACGCAATGCCCTCCCTTCCGATCCATGCCGACTACCCGGCCCGTCTCTGGCCCGTTCCTCGCTTCTCCGCCCACCTCCCGCCGACTCCCCTCTTCAGCCCTTCCCCGCCCTTGCCTGCCGACTTCTCACCACGACCCGACGCGACTCCGTTCTGCCCGCCACTATCCGACTATTCGTCCCCAGCCATCGCGTCACGGCACCGTACGTACCCTCCCAGCCCCCGCCGACGTACCCCACCCACGCCGCGCACCCCGACCCACGTCGACAGCCCAGCCCAGGACCGGCTCACCACAGCCCAACCGCGCCAGCCCGTACCGACTCGCCACACCGACCCGAGCCCCTCCCAACCCGAACCGACCTTCCAAGTCGAGCCCACACCGCACATCCCCGCCCGCACCGACAACCCAGTTCGTGCCTCACCCGGTCCCCCCGGCCCATACCGACTACCCGCCGCGCCCCGAGACCGCCCGCCACATCACACCCCGCACCTACACCTGCCGACGACCCCAGTCGCCACCGCCCGCACGCCCCGACCCCGACGACTAACCGGCCCCACCCACCTCCCCGCGCCACTGTTCCGCCCTACCCGCAGCGACAAGCCCAGCCATCCCCGGAACGGCCCCCGCCTCACCGACTAGCCACCACCACCAGGAGAACCCCATGACCAGCGCCTTCGCCACCTACACCACCACCGCATGGCCCCACCGCTACAACGCCACCATCACCGCCCACAACCTCGCCGGAGGCGTCCCCTCAGACCCCAACGTCGCCAAAGGCTGGCTCGGAACCAAACTCGCCGACAAGGACGACCTGATCCGGGACCTCGTCGCGCAGACCATGGTCGAACGCGGCATCACCGCAGACGAAGCCGCCGAGCAGGTCGACAAGCTGAAGCACCTCAACGGCTTCAAGCGCAACGAACACGGCCTCTACATCGAAGGCCGACAGCTCAAGGCCGCGATCAAGGAAGCCGCCGGAGTCGCGCGAGCAGCCGAAAAGCTGAAGATGAAGTGGGGTGCCACCAACAAGGGCGTCCTCGGGTTCGTCGCCGAACACATCATGGTCGTCGAGGATGTCCTCCAGCTCGACGTCACCGAGCCCTCCCGGATCCTCCAGTCGTTCCCCAAGAACCCGCGCACCGGTCAGACCGGCATCCAGTACACCGAGATCATCGACAAGACGTCGTTCGACTTCACGATCATCGCCGACCACAAGTTCACCGACCAGGAATGGGCCATGCTCTGGCTCACCGGCGAACAGCAGGGCATCGGCGCATCCCGCTCGCAGGGCTTCGGCCGGTACGAGGTCACCCGTTGGGAGCCGCAGACGGACTGACCAAACGCCAGGGGAGCCGCCTGCGGAACGCCCGTACGCAGACGGCTCCCCACCCCACCACAAGAGCCCGGGGGGAACCGGCCCTCGTCGTCACCATCCCACAGGAAACGTCACGCCCATTCCTGCGCCGCCAGCAACGCACCGAGCGCCCACGTCGCCAGCCACACCAGCAGCGGCACCGGCAGGCCAACCGCCGCCCACACCCCACCCGTCACCCCGAGCGCGACCCAACCGCTCGCACACCACGGGCACGACAGCAACTCGGCAAGCCAGAACGGCGACCGCTTCCACCGGTACAGGTAGCGCTGCTCCCCCTCCGGGTTCACGGACCATGCCTTGCGCAGCTCCACCGCCTTGTCACCGGGGAGGGCGCCGCCGAAGAGGAGATGCTGCTCCTCCGCCGTCAGATCCCGCCAGCCCCCGGCGAGCCGGTCACGCAACCACACCACCGGCGGAAAAGTGTCCGCCACGACGAGCCGCGTAAGGCGGTAGGTCGCCAGCGACATCACAACGAGCAGCAGCCCCAGGTCCATGGCGGTCACCGTACGCGCCCGCCAACGATCTGCTTTCTGGCCAACTCCCCACCCAACGAACCCTGACCACGCGACGCCGTACCAACCAGCTTCAACTGCCAGGCCGGCCACACCATCGCGTCCAACCGGTCCGGCGACCAGCCCAACTCCGGATACCAGGTGGCGAGCTGGTCTTCCAACTCCTCGAACACCCCCGCCATATGCCAACGCCCCTGAGAACTCAGCGCGGCGACTGGCTGCGCGCGCACCACCTTGCCCCGGGTCGCGGTGACCGTCCGGATCGGGATGTCCACGCCGAGCGCCTCGGCCGCCGTGCGCAGCGTGGCCACACACATGGCCCCGCCGTAGTTGACCTCACAGGTCAACTCGTCGGCCTCCCAGTCGATCGCGGCCTGCACCGCACGCCGCCCCCACTGGTCCGGTGACAGGCGGCACGACCGGTCGTCGAGGACGTACCCGTGATGCTGAGGCCGGCCGCCATCCCCCGGGAGTACGAGCCCCGACTTGCCGACCACGACGATGCCCTGTTCCCCGGCCCCGCCGGACGGGTCGACGCCAACGGAGATTCGCTTCAGCTCCGGCACCTCGTCCGGCCGCACCCGGGTTTCCTCCAGCGTCGCCCGTGTCCACAGTGCGTCCGCGACCTCGTCGATCAGGCGCCCCTGGAGTTCCTGCGCGCCGATGTCGGTACCCGCGTACGTGTCCTCCAGGGCGTCCTTGACGGACTGTTCGAGGTGCGGGTTGTCGTACATCGTGGCGTGCGTGTGGACGACCCCGGCGATCTCGCCTGCGAGCATGCGCTTCAGGAGCGGCCGGGGCTTCGGTGTGGTCGCCGCGATCCAGTGCGGGCGCGGGCCCGAGCGGAGGCCGAAGCGGAGTTGGTCGTAGGCCTGTTCCATGTACCGCCACGCGGCGAACTCTTCGAGGACAGCGAGGCACGAGTTGCCGCCGGCGCGGAGGCGTTCGACGTCTTCGGGGCTGTGGCTGCCGAAGAGTTTGGCTTGGCTGCCGTTGGGCCAGCGGATGACCATGCCGCCGGGGGCTTGGACGAGGCGTGCGCCGGGGTCGGCGTTGCGGATGCCGCCGGGGCCTTCGTACATGGAGGTGACGCCGTCGCCGAGGGTGGGGGCGATGATGGCGATCCAGTGGGGCACCGGTCCTGGCAAGCACGCCTTTCCTGCCACGTGCTGGCGGACGTACTCGGCGCAGGCTTTCGATTTCCCGGCGCCTCGGCCGGCCATGAGGAGCCATCCCGTCCACTCGCCCGGGGGCGGCTTCTGGTGGGGTTGCGGCTGCCAGCGGGGTTTGAGGTGGGCGCCGAGGAGCGCGGCTGCGCGCTGCGCGATCTGTGCCCGGTCCTCGGTGGTCATGTGGGGATTGTGGCTGCTGTTCGGGCGTGTGCTGTCCGGAACGGGGTCCGGTCGTTGCCTCGTACGCTGGCCGTGCGCCAGGGGTTGCTTGTGTCCCGTCATTGACCCGTCGGCGCCCCCGGGAAGAAGCGCACAGGGGCGCCACTCAGCGGCGGCGGGCGTCGCCGCGGTTCGGTCGGCCGCTGGAGTTGTGCGGCCCGTGGTGCCACGTCCACGTCTTCGCCGGATAGTGCACGATCTTCGCGCCAGCGGCGATGCAGCCTTTGGTGAAGCGGAAGTCTTCGCCTTCGCCAGTGAATCCGACCTGCTGCGCGAGGGTGGTGCGTACGAGGATGGTGATGGTGGTCGAGTGTGGGTGGGCGTCGTCCCATAGCTTGCCGAAGAACATGGGGAACGGGTCGCGCCCCCCGACCACGCGGAACCACGGGTACACGTAGTCGGCGCCGGTCTGTTCGGCGTAGGCGAGGAGTTGTTGCAGGTGGGTGGGGTCCATCTCGTCGTCGGAGTCGAGGAACGCGGCCCATTCGGTGGTGACTTGGTCGAGGCCGCGTTGCCGAGTCTTGGCGGCGCCTTGTCCGAGGGTGTCTTCGACGGTGATCAGCAGGTGGGGGATGGTCTGCGCGTTGACGGAGTTGATGGCGCGTTGCAGCATGCCGTTCCGCTTGCGGGCCGCATGGTACGGGACGACCACCGTCACGACCGGCTTCACTCGGTCTTCTCCTTGCCCTCCGGACACGGCTCGAACGCGGGGCCAACATAAAGCTCCAGGGGCGCGGCAAAGTTGAATGGCTCTCCGTCCTCGGGGGTGATCACGACGTTCGCTGTGGCCTCTCCTTCCAGCCGTTCCATGCGCTGGGCCTGGAGTCCTCCGCAGGTTGGGCACAGCCGCACGTCGTGAATGCAGTCGTCGCTCACCGCGGGCTTCCTATCCACAAGATCTCATTGTCGCCCTGGATGCGCAGCTCCCTCGTCTTCCACGGGCGCAGGCCGTAGTCGGCGTGCGCGGCCTTCGTCCCGTCGAGGTAGTGGAACGACTCCACGCACCAGAAGCTCACGTGGGTGGGGTCGGCGAACGCGTGCCACGTCCCGCTGAGCGCGTTGGGCACGCGGATCTCGAACACGCCGCCGGGGTGGAGGACACGGTGGGCTTCGTTCATCACCGCGATCCGCGGGTCTCCGGCGGGGATGTGTTCCATGACGTGGGAGGCGCGTATGCCCTCGATGGTGTGGTCGCCGGTGGGCCAGGGCGTGTCTTGTGCGAGGCGCCGCCATGGGCCGGTGCCGTGCGTCGGATCGAGGTTGATCCAGCCGCGTTGGGCGAGTTTCCCGCCGCCGATCTCGATACTCGCCATCAGTGTCTGCCGCTTCCCTCGTACTTCAGCCACGCGTTCGCCAAATGCGTGCCCGGCAACGCCACCGGCTTCAACTTCGCCTGACGCAGCACGTACGGCTGCGACACCTGATCCCGCGCCGAACCCGCCTCGACCTCCCGCGCCCACGCCGCACCCGTCCGCTTCACCGCGGCCGTGTGCTTCCGCGCGATCACACCCGACGCCCATAGCCCCCAGTGCTCCGGATGTCCGGCGTCCCGGTACCGCTTGGTCTGCCACGCCGCCGCACCATCGGGGTCCTTGCCGAGCGCGGCCACCTCCACGGCCTCCAAGTAGAGGCAGTCCCGCCACGGGTGCACGAACTGCGCGATCGGCGTCGCCAACTCCAGCAAGCTCGCAGCGAAGTCCGGCGACGTGACACGGAACGACGCGTCCACCCAGATCGAGGCGCCTGCGTCGGTGTACCGCCACGGCTCGAACTTCGGCCGCTTCGCCGCACGCACTGGCGGCACATCCGGGCGCGGCTCATGCACGACCGTCCAGCCCTGCGCGGCATCCGCATCTGGCGGCGTGTCGGTGACGAGGATCCACTCCACCTCGACGCCGTCCTGCGGCATGACGGGCTTGATCGTGTCGTAGGCGTCGTAGCACGCGGTCACGATCGCGATATCAGCGGCCATCGCGGTACCACCTCACAGTCTCGGCAATCCGGTCCCAATCGAGTTCCGGCTTCCAGTCCAACCGGTCCCAGCCCTCACCCGTCGCGGTGATCTGCACCGGCACCTCACCCGCACGCATCGGCAGGTACTCGATGCCCGCCTTCGACCCGGTCTCCTTCAGCACGAACTCCGCGAGCTCGTTCACCGTGACCGCCACGCCGGTTCCAGCGTCGAACGTCTCGTCATCCCCGTATCCGGTGGCTTCGACGAGCATCCGCCCGACGTCGTCGGCGTGGACGAGGTCCATGGCCTGCTCACCGTCGCCCCAGATGGGCAGCGGCCGGTTCTCCCACGCGGCGCGGGCGAAGGTGGGGAGAATCTTCTGCGGATGGCCCGGCCCGTAGTGCTGGTAGGGGCCGTACCCGTTGAACGCCCGGACCGTCGACACCGGCAGCCCGTAGGCGTGGTGCCAGGCGGTGGTCAGCCTGCGGGCGGCGACCTTAGTCGCGGTGTACACGCTGGGGAACGGGTCCGGCATCGACACGCCGACGTAGCGGGCGTCGTGGTCGCGGCACCACTCCAGCATCCGGAGTGTGCCGATGACGTTGACGTGGATGGCGGTCTCCGCCATGTCGAACAACTCGCTAGTGCCGAGGACCCCGGCGAGGTGAATCACCGCGTCCGCACCCTCGAGCGCACTCAGGCTGCCGAGGACGTCGAGGCCCTGCGTACGGTCGAACGCCCACACCTCATGCCCCGCGGCCTCGGCGGCTTCGATGGTGGCGCGGCCGAAGAAACCGGCACCACCTGTTACTGCGATCTTCAACGTGTGCTCCTGTTCACCATGGGGTCCGCCCCCACTTCGCCTTGAAGGTCTCGCGGTCTCGACCTGCCTGGGTCTGAAGCTCCGGCCGTTCGTACATGGACCCGTTGGGGCAGCGGTGCTCAACCGCCAGGCCGGGGACGAGGAGCGCCCCGCCCTTCTCCCGCGCCTCCCAATCCACCGAATCGTCCGAAAACCACCAGGCCATCGACTCGTCGATGCGCAGCCCCGCCTCGCCGCGCAGCATGTAGGCGTAGCCCGTGATCCGCGTCCGCAGGTCCACCGGCTCAGCCTTCGTGTGGAGGATCTGCCGCCGGCCGCCGTGCTGGTCGGGGTAGGCGAGCACCGCCGGCCCGGAGCGCATCGCCTTCGACAGGCCGTCGATCCAGCCAGGCGGCACGGTCACGTCCGAGTTGAGGACGGCGATGTCCCATGCGTCTGCGCCGTGTCGTGCGGCGGCCGAATCGACGAGGGCGAGACCGATGTTCCACAAGGCGCTGATGTTCGGCGGGTCCAGCGGGGCCCGTACGGCACGGACCTTGCCGTACCACTGGGCGACGTCGATCGGCGGATCGGACTGGTTGTCGATCACGAACACGGTGTCGACCTGGTCCACGACGGAGCCGACGCACTCGGTCAGCAGGTCGTGCCGGTTCCGCGTCGGGATGACCGCAGCCCGGTAGATGCCGGTCACGCGGCGAGCCACTGCGGATTGTCGCCGTACCACTTCACGATGTCGGAGAGCGTCTCGTCGAGGGGCCGCGGACCAGGCCAGCCCAGCTCAGCCAGCTTCGACCCGTCGAGCGCGTATCGGTGGTCGTGGCCTGGGCGCTGGCCGTGATAGTCGATCAACTCGTAGTCCAGGGTGCGCCCGGCCGCTGCCGCCATGCGCTGCGCGACGTCGAGGTTGGTCGCCTCCTCGCCGACGATGTTGTAGCGCAGCGGGCCGGTGGGCATCGTCGGGTAGTACGTGAGCCGCTCGTCGCCGTCGAAGTGCTGGGTGAGCCACAGCCAGGCGGCGGCGAAGTCGCGGGCATCGACCCAGCAGCGGGAGCCGGAGACTCCTTCAGGGCTGGCGTGGACGGTGAGTTTCTCTCCGCGGTAGATGGCGCGGGCGATCTTCGGGATGAACTTCTCGGACGCCTGCGGGGCAGGTGAAAGAAGATTCATCGTGTTCGTCACGATCAAAGGCACGCCGAGCGCGCGCCAATACGAGTAGGCGATCGCTTCCTGCGCGGCCTTCGACGCGGCGTACGGGTTGGAGGGGCGGATGCTGTCCCACTCGTGATGCCGGTAGCCCTCGGCGGCCGGCCCGAATACCTCGTCGGTGGACATGTGGAGGAACAGCCGTGGCTTCGCCAGGCGGGCGTACTCCAGCATGTTCAGCTGGAGTTCGACGTTGTTCCGGACGAACGGCACCGGCCCGGTCAGGGAGCGGTCGACGTGGGATTCGGAGGCGATGTTCCACACGTAGTCGACGGGGCCGATCTGCTCGGCGAGGACCGGCGTGATCGGCAGGGCGAGGTCGTGGGCGATGACGTCGACCCGGTTGCGGGCGTCGGGCTGTGCGTCGAGGACGGCGTTGATGCGGGCGCCGTCGCCGTGGTGCCGGTAGGAGACGGGGCACGTCACGTGCCAGTCCGTGTTGGCGAGGACGTGGGCGAGGACGGTGGAGCCGACGAACCCGGACGCCCCGGTGAGCAGCAGGCGCGTCACTTGGCCACCTCGGCTTCCGTGCCCTCCGTCTGCGTGGCGCGATGCTCACGGGCCCAGTGCTGCTGGGCGACGAAGACCAGGTCTCGAAGGCTGGGCGGGGCGACGTGGACGGCCCACTGCTTCCTCCACACCTTGTCGTCGTGCGGGTGGACGCATTCGAGGAGGATGCCGTCGTGGCCGACGCGGTTGAAGTTCTCGTCTTCCTCGGGCGCGGCGCGGATCGTGAAGTCGGCGAGGGCGAGAAGCCCATCTCGGGTGAGGAGCATGCGCGGCAGGATGCCAGCGGATCCGTGATGGTCATTCCGGACGTGTGAGAGGGCGGCAGCCGAGGAGGAGACTGCCGCCCCGCAGGTGGTGCCGGCCCTGTCAGGCGGACGGGGTGACGGCGAGGAGCGTCACCTGGAACTGGCCGGCCGTGGGCGCGCTGGTGAAGGCGACGCGGGCCGTGTTCTTGTCGACCGCCGTCACGGTCGGGCTGGTGCCCGTCAGGTCGCCGGACGCGACGCCCCGGACGATGGGGAGGACGTCGAGGCTGTCGAGGTTGTGGGTGAGGGTGAACGTGCTGTCGGTGCCGTTGCCGAGGGTGGTGGTGTAGGCGCGGGATGCGGCGTCGTTGGCGAGGTCGATGGTGGTGCAGACCTCGGGGCCGTCGGGGAGCTGGGTGCAGACCTTTATCACGGGGGGGTCTCCTTTGACCGTCCGGAATATGGGCTTCCAGTTTCCCATGACAGGCCGTCAATCCCCTTCCAGCAGGCGCCTCTGCGCCGCCTCCAGTGCTGCGACGCGCTGCTCATGCGTGAGTTCCGCTGCGTCGAGGGCGGCTCCGAGCGCGTTCGCCACCAACTCCCCTTCGAGATCCAAGCGTCGTTCCAAGGCCACCATCACTCCAGCGTCTACAGCCTGCTTCGCCGTGGTGGCGGCGAGCTTGCGTTCCTCACGCGATTGCCGCAGCCACGGCATCAGTTCGTCCGGCGGCTTCAGCGGGTCCCCGCCGGCCTCGACGTGCTCGCGCATGGCGTTCACGATGACCGTGTCGGTCCATGCTGCACGGCTGGACGCGGTGCGTACGAGGCCGAGCAGCGCCTCATGCGGGGTGATATTCCGTTCGCCGGCGAGTTCTTGCGCCATGGCCCATGCCTCCTCGACGTGCTTCTGTCCGCCGCGGTGCCAGATGCAGGTTCCGTACCCGGGGTGCGCGGTGCCTTGTCCGGCGGGTTTGTCGCACATGCGGCCGTTCAAATTGCGGGCGGGGCACCGCGCCGGGTAGGCGGTCATGACGTGATTGTGGCCCGGCCCGGGGTGGTGATCTTCCGGACGCGGGGAAGGCCCGCTTCCCGATGGGCGTCGGGGGCGGGCCTTCGGCGTGCGCGGGGTCAGGCGAGTTGCGGTGCGCCGATGAGCGGGTGCGGTTCGAGGGAGACCCAGTCGCAGCCGCCATGAGCGTGGACCGCGCCGCTCTCTTCGTCCTGCCACGCGCTGTCGAGGTCGAACGGGATGCGGCGGGCGGCTTCGACGAACGGGCCCTTGGCGGCTTCCTTGGAGGCGTAGACGCCGAGGACTTCGCCGCCTTCGTGGTCTTCACCTTGGGCGAGGACCCAGACGGTCGGGCTGGTCGGCTGCTGGCGGTGGGCGAGCTCGGTCATGGGGTTTCTCCTGTCGTGTCGGGCGGTCAGGCGGCGGGGCTACTCGGCCGGGTGTCCTTCTCGCCGAGTAGGCGGTCGATGAGGGTGCGGGCAAGCTCGGCGTTCCCGTCGTAGTAGACGGTGAGCGCGTGCTCGATGACGGGCCGGATACTGCGGGGGGTCTCGGGTGCGTCTTCGCTGCTGTTGGTCTGGTCGGTGTTGATCGGCATGGCGGGCTCCTAGGCGGCGAGGCTGAGGATGTGGGCGGCGATGCGGTGCTTGCACGGGTGGAGGCCCTTGATCCCTGCGGGGCAGGAGCAGGCGGTGCGGTGGGCCTTGTAGGTGCGCGTTCCGTCGGAGGAGGGGGCGAGGTAGATGCCGCGGCGGAGGGGGATGAGGGCGCCTTGCTCGATAAGTTCTTCGGCTTTGGCGATCTGGTGGGGCTTGTACTGGGCTACGACCTCGGCTTTGGCGGCTTCGCGGACCTTGCGCTTGCAGGTGGGGCCATACCCGGCGGCGCATGACTTGGCCGAGGTCAACTTCCTGCCGCAGCGGAGGCAGTTGGTGTGCTGGTGGGTGGTGGCTGCGGCGTTCATGTGGTCCCCCTCGTTCGTTCCTCGACTTCCCTACAAACCTTACAGTCCAACCTTACAGTTAGCAAGCTCCATGCAGACCTTACGAACTCCTTCCTTACGGAACTTGCATCCCTTACACTCCTGACATGACTAAGCCGCAGAGCCTCCCCGTCGAGGAGGCCCGCAAGAAGTTCGCCGACGTCCTCGACGGCAGCCAGTTCCGCAACGCGCACACCGAGATCACCCGGCGCGGGAAGCCTGCCGGTTACGTCGTGCCGCCGGAGTGGTACGACAGTGCGGCCGAAGCCTTGGCGGAGGTCAAGGCGCTGCGCCGGAGGGTGGAGGAACTGAGCACTACCCCACCGCCACCGGCCGCCCGGCCTTCCACCCCGCGCACCGGGGCCACGCCGAGGCAGCAGCCAGCGCGGCCGAAGCCGGAGCCACGTGAGGGGCGCCCGTTGACCGACGAGGAAGCGAAGACGCTCGCCGAGCTGGCCCGCTCCCGCGCCGACGACTTGCAAACGAGGAAGCTGGACCAGGACGCGGCTCAGGCCCGGGAGGCGTACAAGGATTTCACCGTCGTGTCGTCGGCGCTGAGTATGGGGCTGCTGACGCACGACGAGGTGTACGGCAACGAGGAGACCACCGTATGAGCGTCCTACGCCCCGCCACCCTCGACGAATACCTGACCTGGCTACGCGCCTGGCTCACGCCTTGGCGGCCACCCACCCACGCCTACGACTACCCGTGGTCCCGACAGACCTGGCTCACCGCCACCCGCGACTTCACCCTCGGCGGCGAGTGCGGCGCAAACGCCGTCGAGATCATCGTGCCTGACGGAATCGACCACGCGCGCGGCAGCATCGGGCACAACCAGCTGTACTTCATGAACGGCCCCGTGCAGTGCGGCGGCCTAGTGCCGGTGTTCTCCGACCCGGAGTTCCAGTCGCTGCCCGGTGTGCCGGAGTTCATCGCGGCTGAGCGGCTGAAGGAGGCTGCGTGGATGCGGGAGCGCGCGGAAGCCGATGAGCAGCGGCGTCGGATGGCGGCGGACAGCGACGTGCCCCGGAGCGCCCGGTGAGCAGCGAGGAGAAGAACTGATGAGCCCCGTCGCGGGTACGACCCGCTACCTGTGCCCCCTCGAATGCGGCTGGCACCACGACGTCCCACCACCCACTGTTGAGCGGGCTGCCGAGCTGGGCGCCACCGCAGACCCGGCAGCCCGGGACATCCACGAGGCGATCAGCTCCGTCGTCCTCAGCGCCAGTCTCACGGAGGCCGAGCGGACGGAGACCGCGCTGCGGGAGCATCTGGACACGCACACGACGGAGCAGTTCGTACGGACGATCCAGGTCCTGCGTGCCGAGGTGGCCGCGCTTCGGGAGCGCCCGATGACCAGCGAGGAGCAGACCGCATGAGCGACAACGCCACCCCCGAGCCCGAGCGGCTCCTACTCAACGCCGACTGGTCGATCCACGTCAGCGAGCAGGAGAAGCTGCGCCGTGAACGCGACTGGCTCCTCGCCGACATCGATCCGTCCCCATGGATCAAGCAGGTGCAGCGTGAGCAGGAGATGGACGCGCTGTGGGACATGAACCGTGCTGCACTCGACCGTTCGGCGGAACGACTGAGCGACGCCGACCTGCCGGAGCGCCCGGTGAGCAGCGAGGAGACGAGCACATGAGCAAGGAACTGCGGCACATCGGAATCGCCTGCACCGTCCACAGCCCCGAGCATCTACCAACCAAGGACGGCGAGCAGATGTACGCCGACGACGTCGTCGAAGAGATGCAGGACGTGATCGGCGCAGCGCTCGACGCCTGGTATCAGCAGCGCGGCCGCGAGCTGCTCGCCACCGAACCCATGGTCATCTGACCCCGCATGACGAAGGCCCCGCCCGGACCATCCCGGAGCGGGGCCTCTTCACGCACTACAGCTACTGCTCCCCATCGAACGCGTCCTCATAAAACTTGCCCTTGTCGAACCGGCCGTCCTCATCCAGCCAGCCCTCATCGCCCATGATCTGATTCATGAGGATCGCCGAGTAGTCGTCCTCCTCCACGTCCCGGCACGCGTCCGGTTTGCCCTTACCCCCGACTTTGAACTGTGCGGCGAGGGCTTTCTGGCAGGCCTTCACGTGGTCGTCGTAGCTGGGCCTCACGAGCAGCCAAACGGCGACGGCCACACCAGCAACGACGACGAGCGTGGCAGCGGCGAGCAGGGCGATGGTGGTGCGGCGCATGGTCCCCCCAAGGACGTGACAGTGGCCCGGATCGTAGCGGCCGGCGCCGACAACACGGACGGAAACAGGCGAAGACCCCACCAGCGGGGGGGGGGGGGGTGCCGGCGGGGTCTTCATGCCGGGCGCTACCCGGCGCGCGTCTTCAGTGTGGCAGGCGCGTCAAAGGTTCGTGGTGCTGCGCCCGAACCCGCGGTTGTGGTTGTGGACCTCTTGCCGCACGTGCACCGTCGACCGCCCGGCCTTGGCCAGCAGCCACAGTGCGAGCATCGCCAACACAGCAGTCGTCCCGCCAATCGTCGCGATACCGGCCGCGGCCTGCCCGATCCCCCAGCCGACCCCAGCCCCCGCGGCTCCGGCCCCGAGGCCGCCGCCGAACATGCGCTGCGCGAGCGGATCGAACAACGGCTGCGGGCTGAGGTCGCGGGGCGGCATCGGCTGGACCGCCGCCGGGGCCTGCGACTTCCGCATGGGCACCATCTCCCCGTACGCGGACGGCACCCACACCACCGGGTCGTACTCGTCGTACAGCTCGATCTCACGGGGCTGCAGAACACGCTGCCCGGCGGGCTGGGCGTAGCTCTGGTAGCGCTCGGGCAGCATGGCGGCCTTCCTCAGTTCTCGGTCGGGCGTACGGCGTAGCGGCCAAACTTGGGCTTGTGAACACGGGGGTCAGCGGCCAGCCAGCGGCCGATCGTCGCCGCATGCGGAACCTCGACGGTGGGGTACAGGCGTCCGATCGCGTCACGGATCGCCTCGGGACCGATCCCGTCCGGGCCCGCCTTGGCGACGATCTCGTACACCAGCTCCCGCCGCGGATCGCCATCGGAGGTGTCGCCGCTGGCCTCCGTCTCGCTGGCGGGTGGCTGCCAGGTGACGCCGCCGCCCGCGAGGATGTCCAGGAACTGCGCGTCCAGGTCCTGGTCGCGGTTCCCGGTCTCGTTCATCGCCTCGTGCAGTCGGCGGCGTGCCTCGTCGGCCTGGTCGATCGCGTCCTGCGCTTTCCCGCCTGCCGGGGCGCTGCCCCATCCTGCGGTCACCCCCGTGCCGCGGGCTGGCTGCTCGGGAGTGGGCGGCTCCTCGGCGGCGGCCGGTTCGGGCATGGGCCCGCCGAAGAGGTGGTCGGTGTTCATCCACCGCTGCTCGTACGCCTCGCCCGCAGCCTGCCGGGACAGTGCGTCGAGTTCCGGGTGCCGGTCGGCGGTCGCCTTGACGATGTCGAGGATCTGGTCCGGTTTCATCCGGTAGATCTTCAGCGGGTGGACCTGGCCCTGGCCGTCCCGTACGAGCGCGCACCCCGGGTACGGGGCGTCCTCGACGGAGGCGTTGTGGTTGTAGCCGAAGAAGTAGTTCAGCTCCGCGTCATCGGACATCCGCAGGCCCGCCTTGAACGTGGACTGCTTCAGGATCTGCGGGTCGGACAGGACATCCTGAGTGGCCCGCAGGCCGCTGGTCGTCTCGTTTACCGCGGCGGCCCGGGCGATCTCCAGCGTCTGGATCAGGTTGTCGGCGATCCCCCTCAGGGTCTCGTCGCGGCGGGAGCGGGTGGAGAAGATCTCCGCGCCCTCGTCGCTGAACACGCGGATCTCCGGAACCTCATGGTCGACGGGCAGCTTGTCGTCGTTGGCGGCGATCTCCCGATCCTGGTAGCCGATCTTCCGCGCCTTCGAGATACGTACCAGGGCCTGCGCCATCGCGGCGGCCTTGGCCGGGGTGTCGGCGACCCAGTCGATGGGCGGCCGGCCCGGGCGTCCGGCCGCGTGCCAGGCGCGCATCCACTTCAGGGCGACACCGCCGCCGTTGAGGTCGATGACGAAGGTGAGCGAGTCGGTCATGCGGCACTGGTTGCCGATCATCACGTTCATCAGGTTCGTCTTGCCGGACTCGCGCTGCCCGACGATGAGCATCGACGCCTGCCGGTTGACCGGGCCCTCGGCCCCGCCGTCGCGGCGCACACCGATGGGTGCGGGCGCGTTGACGGTGAGCGGGGAGTAGTCGTCCGGGTAGTACACGTCCTTGATCAGGTGGTTGGCGGTTGACACGTGGATGAGGACCGCCCCGCGGTGCGCGCCGGGCCCGACCTCGATCCCGCACCCTTCGGGCAGTCGGGCGTCCGCGGCGAGCTGCTCCTTGAAGACGGCGATGTCCTTCCAGCGGGTGCCGCCGGCGCCGCACTCCCCGTCGAGACTGAATCCGCCGCCGGTGGGCTTCCCGTCCTCGTCCCTCCATTCTTCGACGCCGACGATCTGCACGACGGCGGCCGCGCAGACTCGGACGATGCGGTCCTCCCACTCATCCGCGATCTGCTTGCGTTTCCCGTCGAGGGTGGCGCGCCTGGCTGCGGCCTCCTGCTCGGCGCGCTTGGCTTCCGCCTTCTGCTCGACGTTGTGCGCCCCGGCCATCGCCGCACCCAACCCGAGCACACCGACGAGGAGGCTCCCGATACCGGCCTGCGACCACGCCCCGTTGACGATGGCCCACGAACACCAGCCGCCCGCACCCAGCCAGCCCGCGGCCCGCAGAGCCAGGGTGGCCGAGGTGACGGAGGCGCGGCGCCCGGCGATGTGCGTGCCGAGCAGCCCCGCGCCCGCGGTGAGCGCGGCCCACTCCCACGGCATGCCGAACTCGTGGCCTCCGTAGCCGACCGCCAAGGCAGCGAGGCCGGTGTTGATGGGGCCGGTGACCGCGCCGTGCTTGGCGTCCCAGTCCAGCTTCACAACGTGCTCCCGATCGCGGGTTAGAGGTTGGCGGAGACGTCCCACATGCGCTCGCCAGCTGCGCCCTTGCGGGGGTTTTCCAGGCGGGCGATGTCCACGTCGTGGAGGCTGCGGAACGCGGGCGAGAGTTCGCTCGCGAGTTCAGCGGCCTTGAGTTGCAGGCCGTGGATCTGCCGCATGAGCTCGACGATGTTCGGGTGCAGCGGCTGCGTGGCGTCGGCGTTCTCGACGGTGACCTTCATCGCCTCGGCGTGCAGGCGCAGCGCCTCCTCCAGTCCGGCGAAGTCCGCGCCGACTTGGAGCATCCCTTGCGGCTGGTAGTGGGCTGCGGCGCGGGCGAGTTCCATTGCGGGGGCAACGAAGTGGTGTCCTCCACCGGACATGGGTCCTCCTGTGCTTGTGGGTGCGGTGTTTGCGGGGCGTCGTACGGTCGCGGCGATTTCGGGTGTGTCGGGGGCGGGCGTGTCGGGCTTGGCGCGGTTGTGGCGGCGGCGCGCCCAGACCGCTTTGAGGCGGTGCAGTGCGCTCTTGCGGTCGCGGCGGCGCAGCCACGTCCAGGCGCCTGCGCCCGCGGAGCAGAGTGCGTCCCACAGGGCGCCGCCGCTGCGGCGTGCTGTCCGTGTGGCGGCCTTACGCATGCGGGTGGTGTGCGGGTGGGCCTTGTCTCGCATGGCGCGGGCGGCTCGTGCTGCCCCTGCGGCGAGGGCCCGGCTCTTGCCGGTCTTCCCTGCTTTCGAGGTGAGGCCCTTGGCCGCCTGCTTGATCGCTTTCTTTGCGGCCTTCGTCTTGGCGGCGGCGTCCTTGGCCCTCTGCTGCTTGCGGTCCAGCTTCTGCTTGAGGCCCTTGCGTGCGGTAGAGCCGAGCCCGCGCGGCAACGTGCCGCCACCGGATGCTTTGTGGCGGCCGGTCCCCTTACCGAGCAGACCGCCACCAGCGTGGCCTCCGCTACGGGACGCGCCCGTCCCCGACGAGCCGCCGCCGCTACGGCGCAGCCCTGCGCCACGCAGACCGCTACCGGAACGCTTGGCGCCACCGCCACCCAGACCGCTACCGCCGCTACCGCCGCTACCGCCGCTACGACGGGAACCGCCACCGCTACGCGAAGGGACCGCTACACCACTGCTACGCAGACCGCCACCGCCACGCACGCCCAGCCCCGTAGCGCGAATGGAGCGGGCCGACACGCTACGACGGACCGTAGCGCGACGACGCACCAACGCGGCCGTAGCGCCCGCTGCCACAACGACACCCGTAGCGGCCACAGCAACCGGACCGCCCGCACTGTAGGCCGCGGTCGCCGTCATCGCGGTGGCATTCCCGGCGCCCGCGAGAACCGGAGCCATGGGCAGACCGCGGCTACGGCGCTGCCGTTTCTCGGGCAGTTCGGGGACGGGCCACTCGGCCGGCCACGCCAGGACGGGGGACGGCCGCGCCTGCTCTTGTGTGGGCGGATCGGGCGGCGCGTCCGGTGTCGTCGGGGCCGGTGTAGGGGTGGGCGTCTTGGTGCGGGCCACGGGCGGGGGCTCCTTCACTGTGACTGTGACTCTGACTGCAGTCGTGTTCGGTTGGGTGTGGGGGTTTGCGCTGTTCAGGGGGCGGATCGGGGTGTGACTGCAGTCCGGCTGCAGCCGCGGTCACGGTCAGGCGGCGCGGGGTCCGGGCAGGCCGGGGTTCTCGCGCCGGACTTGGGAGCGGATCTTGCGGGCCTGCTGCTCGCTGTTCGCGAGACCGGCCTCACCGAGCGCAGTGACGATGTCGGACTGGATGGGCTGGTGGTTGAAGCGCAGCCACAGCTCACGGACGACGTACTGCGGGGTGCCCGGCTCGTAGCAGGGCACCGCATGGTCGGGAGCGCCGTCGGCGGCCGGTGTGGCTTCGGCCGCGGGTGGCGTGTCGGTCTTCGCTGTGACGGTGGCGCGCGGCGTCTTCGCCGTGGCGGCCGTGGCCGCTACAGGGTGGCGGGGTGTGGCGGGCGGGAGTTCGTGGCCGGTGTGGAGCATGGCGGCGAGGGCGGTGTTGGCGCCTTCGACGACGCGAATGTTCTGCACGTCGGTGAGGGCGCTACCGAGGGTTGCGTCGCCGTGGCCGAGCTGCCCCATGAGGCGCCACGCCACGAGCGCGGAGTAGCGGCGTACCCACTTCCAGGGATGGCGGTCGGCGCGCGCCCGGTGGTAGGCGATCTTGCGGAGGATGGCGGCGTTACGGCGCTGCGCCTCAACGTCGACGTCAGTGCGGTACACGACGACGCGGCGCGCGAGGAGGCCGATGCCTTCCGCGGCGCCGCACATGCCGAGGGGGGTGAGGGCGTACAGGATGCGCTCGGTGAGGGTGTCGGCGACCGCTACGCCCATAGCGGAGGCGGCGAGCGGGCCGAGCCACAGGAAAACGCGTACAACGACGGGGGAGGACTGGCCGAGCATGGTGAGGACGAGCATCACCAGGGCCGCGATGAGGGTGACGCCTTCGCCGGCGGCGACTGCGCCCGCGGCGGTGGCGGCTCGTTCGAACTCGGAGACGATGTTGGTGTAGGTGCCCCATCCGCCGAACCCACCCACAGTGATCATGGGGATCGTGGCGAGGGCGAGGACGATCTTCTGTCCGCGGGTCAGCTTCTTCACGGTGACGGCTCCGTGGTGGGGGCTAGCGGTATCGCCAGGCGGCGGCAGCGAAGGCGCCGGCGATGAGGGCGGGGGTAGCGAGGTCTGCGGCGAACGCGGCGACGGCGAGGGCGGTGAAGCCCCAGCGGGCGACGGGTAGGCAGAGGGTGTTGAGGAGGGGGGAGTGTGCGCGTAAGCGTTGGCGTCGGCGTTTGCATTGGGGGCAGGGCGGGCGGCGGGTGGTGGCCATGGCGTGTCCTTCCGGGGGTGGGTGCGGTCGTTGGCCGGATCTCCAGGGCGCGCGTGTGGGGACGCGCGCCGTGGGCTACCGGTCAGCCGGTCAGGAACGGTGCTTCAGTTCCTCGTTGATCTGGCTGAGCGTGCGCTGGTATCGGGCGATGTCGTTGTCTTCGCCCGTGCAGCCGCTCGATCCGAACGCCGCCTGCAGGCGGGTGGCTGAGGCGATGTTGGCCTCGGTCTGCTTGGCCTCGGCGCGGAGTTCGTCGGTGGTGTTGCGGCTGAACCAGTCCATGTCGGGCTCCTCTCGGTGGATGCGCTGGGGATTGAGCCGCGCCCCGGCTGGGGGTAGTCCGGGGCGCGGCGGCATGTGGGGTCAGTGGCCGCTTGTGCCGGGGAGGACGCCTTCGCGGGTGCCGGGGCCGCCTTGCTGCTGCTTCGCCTTGGTGGCGGCTTGTTGCGCGGCGAGGTCTTGGGCGGCGCGGCGCAGCAGCTCGGCGGCGTTGGCTTGCGGGTCGGTGTCGACGGGCTCGGTCACAGCGACCCTCCAGGCGCGCGGCGCGGAAGGCTGTCCTCGGGGTGCGGGCGGGGCGCGGGGACCGGGAGGCGTTGCGGCATGTCGCCGCCGCCGCGCTGATGCTGGGGGGTGGGCTCGGTGCGGGGTTGATCGGTAGCGTGTCCCATCAGGACCTGCTCCTTCGTAGAGGTTGTGGGTGGGTCCGCCCCCGGCCCATATGGCGTTCCAGCGCCGGGCCGGGGGCTTTGTTGTTGATCAGGCATAGGAAGGGTGACCAATGCCCGACTTGCAGGGTACCCTACACGGACCCGTTCGGGTAGGCCACGCTTCCGGGAGGGAAGGGAGCGGCCGTGAGCGATGAGGAGGTGCGGCGGGTGCTGGACTCGATCGATGCGCTCGGCGACGCGGGAGACGCACAGGACAGAGCCCGACGCCTCACCGAACTGCTCGACCAGTGGCCCGACACCCACAAGCGCGTGCGAGAGATGCGGCAGCAGGCGCTTGCCGAGCTGCACGACGGCGGCAACGGGCTGTCGTACCGGGAGATCGGCGATCTACTCGGGATCAGCTTCGGCCGGGTTCGGCAGATCATCGCAGGCGAGACGGCAGGCCCGGCGAAGCGGAAGAAGGACGCCAACGATGGTTGACCGCGAGTTCCACTACGTGATGACGATCCAGCACCAACACGGGCAGGCTGCGGGGAGCATCGCTCAAGCCACGATTGAGGGGACGATCACGGCGCGGGAGGGTGCGACGCGTCAGGAGTTGTACCGGGACGTCTACAACCACGTGCGTGAGCAGGCGGGCGTTGAGGGTCACGTTTGGGTGCTGTTCTGCAGCCTGGACCGGAACGACCTGGAGGGGTGATCGCGGTGCCCGACGACGATGTGACGGCTGCTGGTCGTGCGTGGATGCGCGGCGAGCTGGACAGCGAAACGTACTTTGCGATGGCCCGGCGTGAGGCATGGCGGCATGTGTGGCGGTCGGAGCGTCGGGCGCGTGCGGGCTGGTGGGCGAGGTTGCGGCGGGCGACGACCGGGAAGTAGCCGCACGTGACGAAGCCACCTGCCGTTCCTAGGTCGGCAGGTGGCTTCTCGCTGTCCGGGGTCAGCGTACGCCCGTCAAGCCGGGCTGTGGTCCGTGAGTGGCTCCGTCAGCGCCTTCCCGGCGATCTCTAGTACGGCGGCGTGTACGACCTCGCGGGGCACGATGACGGCCTGCTCGTCGGGGCCGATGCTCGCGCCGTGTTGGGCAAGGTGGCGGGCGCTGATGTTCGGTACGCCGGGTGTCTTGCCGATGATCAGGAAGTCGCCGGTGTCCAACTCGAAGACGTCCGGGCAAGTCGCGCCGCTGGCGGAGCCGCGTTGCTGTGGTGTGGTGCCGTAACGGCGGACGATCTTCACGATTGCTGCTCCTCGGGGTGGTGTTCGCGCATGTGGCCGGCCATGTGGTGGCGTGGGATGAGTGGGCAGTCTTCGCAGTAGGGGCACGGGTCGCGGACTTCAACGACGGCGGCCGGGCCGGGCTGCTCGTGGTCGTGCCATCCCGCTACGCACAGCTGCCCGGTGAATTTCTGGTTCTCCCGGCAGCGTTGGCGCATGCGTTCGCGCCACGTCTGGAGTTCGGTGACGGTCTCGCGGTCGCTCGCGCTGAACCGGTCGGCGATCGCCTCGGCGAGGGCGTGGCCGGTTTGGCAGGCGGTGGATAGGTAGGCGGGCAGGTATGGGCGGATGAGCTGGAGGATGTGGTTGGGGAGTTGTTCGCGGGTGCTGCCGGGTGGGGGTGGCGTCCAGGTGCTGGTGGCGGGGTTGTTCGGGGTTGTTCGCGGGGCATTGTTCGCGTCGGTCGGGTTGAGGATCGCGTCGTGGAGTTCGGCGAGCCGGATGTCCCACCAGCGGGACAGGGCGGCGCCGATGGGTGGTGGTCCGGCTTTGACCCAGCGTTCGTACAGGTCGGTGACCTGCGAGTCGCGGTGGCAGGCCTCCACCTGCCGGACGTAGTTGTCGCCCTTCCAGGAGATGACCGCGCCGTCGGAACTGGCGAAGATGTCCGGGCCGAGGACCGTCACCTCGCCGTCCTGGTACGGGTACTTGCGGCACGGGTCCTCGGGTTCGGTCGTTTGGGTCGCTGCCGGGCCGGACACGGGCGCGGGCGCGTCGAGGGCGGCGAGGATGTGCGCGGCGATGTTGTCGTCGTTCGCGGTCCAGGGGGCGCCTTGCCGGATGCGGGCGGCGAGGTGGCGGACGCGGGCGATGGCGGCCTCGGCGCGCTCCAGGCGCTGGTACAGGGCGTCGAGTTGTGCGTCGTTGATCGTGGACGCGGTCGGGCGGTCGGTCATGCTGCGTCGTCCTCGGTGTCGTAGTTGTGGGCGATGATCTGCTCGAAGCGGTGGCGGGTGCAGTCCGGGGCGTGGACGGTGCCGGACGTCTCGTAGAGCAGGCAGCACGGGGTGAGGGGCGCAGGCTGCTCGCCTTGGGCGCGGCGTCTCGCCCACTCGTGCTCGAGCAGGACGCGGCGGTGCGCGCCGTACTCCCGAGACGCGCACCATGCGAGGACCGCGGCACCGTAGGCCAGGCCGGCGGCGGGGACGGGTTCGTGGTGGCAGGCGATCGCGCCAGCGGCGGCGAGGAGTGCGGCGAGGGTGAAGGCGCGGGCGTACCGCTGGTGGCTGGTCACGGCTGCTCACCGCCGTCCGTGTCGTTGTGGCAGATGCAAGGGCAGTCGGTTTCGCCTTCCTCGCAGCAGTCGATGACGCTGCCGGAGACGGAGTGGATGGTGTTGCGGCGCTGCTGCTCGGCGTCGGCGGGTGTGGTCATCGGGTGCTCCGGGTGTGGGTGCGTGTGCTGCGGTAGAGGGCACGGCCTGCCGTGCGGAGGGCGTAGAGCAGGCCGCAGATGGCGGGCCAGGCGAGGATGGTGAAGGCGAGCAGATCGGCGCCGGTCATGCGGTGAACCTGCGCGTCTCGATCCCGGCCTGCTCGGCGAGAGCGGCCGTGTGGCTGGCCCCGCGGCTGCCGTTGCGGATGAACGCCAAGCACACGTCGGCGCCGAGGTTGACCATCTCGGCGTTCCGGCGGAACCCGGCCGCCTTGCCGTGCTTCACCCAGTTCGCCGGGTGCGCTTCGATGACGCCGCCGTAGCCGCACATCCACTGGTGCGCCATCTTGTCGGCGCCGCGCGGGCAGGCGCCGTGGACGAGGACGAGGTCTTGGTCTGGGGGGAGTTGGCGGACGACTTCGGCGAGGGCCTGCCAGATGGCGTCTTGGTCTTCCCAATCGCGTGACCCGGTGACGAGGATCCGGTACGGGCTGGTCATGGCGTCACCTGGATCTGTGCGAGTGGTACGCCTGCGTCGAGTTGGTGGTGGAGTTCGCGGAGGCGGGCGAAGGCTGCGCTGTCGCGGCGGTTGAGGGCTCGGCGGGCCGTGTTCGACAACGAGAACCAGCAGTTGCGGCAGAGGTACATGCGCGGGGGCCGTGGGGTGCGGCAGTTGTGGCAGGGCAAGTTCATGAGCGCTCCTCGGCGGTGTCGCGGGGCGGCTCCAGGCCGAGTTGCACGGCGGCCAGCGCGACGGCTTCGCGGATCGACAGGCCTTCTTCGGAGGCGGCGCGGATGGCGAGGGCGCGGACGTGCAAGTCCTCGGCGAGGTCTTGCTGTTCGGGGGTGAGGGTGCGGGCTCGTCCGCGTGGGCGGCGGGTGGGCTGCCAGCGGTCTGCGGGTTCGGTGTCGGTCATCGGGGCCTCTTCTCGGGGCTGTGCGGGGCTGTGGGGGCCGGTCCCGGCACGGGTGGCATGCGGGGACCGGCGGGGCGTTTGAGGGCGCTAGACGGGCACTGGGGGTTTCGGGGTTTCTCCGGTGTCGTGCGGGTCGAGCGCCCACAGCGCCTCTGAGGGCCGCTGTGCCGCTTCGGGGTCGCGAGGGACGCTCTCGGGCTGTTCGGGCTCCAGGCGGGCGCACAGCGGCTCTCCCGCCCCTACGGAACGTCGCGCTGCACGCCACGCCCGCTTCACCGCCCGCGTGACCGCCCACGCCGCCAACAGCGCCACCGGAGTGGCCAGCGCGGCACCTATCGCGATCCAGGCGACGATCGCCCACAGCATCCGGTCGATGGCGTCGTACAGGTCGACGATCACGACGCGTCCCCGCAGACGTGGTCGTCGGGTGCGAAGGGCTGCCCGTTCTCGTCGTGCAGGACGAGGCCGTCGTCTTCGTCGTACCAGCCGTCGCCGGTCGCGCCGCAGCTGCCGCACTCCCAGTTGCCTGCGAGGCTGATGCCGGTGGAGCCGCCGGTGTTCGGGTCGATGGCCACGGTCAGGCCTCCTCGTCGGGCTGCGCCACAACAGCGGGCGCGGGCTGGCAGGTGACCGCGTTCGGGTCGCGGGTCACGCGCTCGCCGACGAACTCGCAGGGCGGCCGCCCGCAGCAGGAGCTGATGCCGTTCGAGCCCGGCACCGGGACGGCGTGGACCGGGGTCTCGGGCTGTGGCGGCTGGACGGCCGAGCCGGTTTCCAGGCACTCGCAGTCGCCGACCATGCGCCCCTCGCAGACGTGCTCGCCCAGCGGAGTCCCGGTGTCGGCATGCAGCCGGTACGTGTCGAGGACTTCGTCGAGGGCGATCCACTGCGGGGAGGAGCGGACCTCGTACTCGTCGCGCTGCGCCTTCAGCCACGCCTCGAAGGCGTCGCCACGGCGCGGCCGGGTCTCGGGCTGTGGCGTCTCGTCGGCGGGGAGTTGTCCGCTGGCCGCGCGCCGCAGCAGCTCGTCCAACATCCCGGCCGTACCGGGGATCCCGAAGGCGATGATCGAGTTACGCATGGCCTCGGTCGGCATCGCGACCTCGCACGTCGGCCCGCAGTACTCGTGCTCGCCGTCGGCGTGGGCCTTCTCTTCCTCGTGGGTGGCGCAGAGTTCGCCGTCTTCGCAGTGGTTCGGCTGGTCGCATGGGGTGGGCTGTGGCGTCTCGTCGGCCATACGGCGCAGCTTCTCCAGCTCGGTGCGCATCTCCTCGCCGAGCCGGTGCAGTGCATCGAACGCTTCGGACTTCAACGGCACGCCGTCGTCGTCGAGGCCCCGGTCGTAGGCCCACTTACGGCGGTGGGCTTCGGCGGCGAAGTGGAGCAGCAGCGCGTCAGCCTTGGCGGCCCGGTCTGTGGCAGGCGCAGGCACGGCAGACGAGGCGGCAGGCAGCGTCCGGGCCAGATGCTCAGCGAGAAGTCCACGGATCTGCGCGTGCTGCAAACCCGGCAGCCGGTGCGTGCGCTGGAACGCGGCGATGGCGTCGTAGAAGGCGGTCGTGCGGTCGGGTGTCTCGGTCACGGTGTGGCTCCTGGGTTCGTGATGGAATCGGGCCGGCCGCCGCG